AAAAAAATATTTTTTATTTCACAGTGAACGGTTTGGCCTTTGAGTTTTGTCAACAGGAATATATAGAAAGCAGTGCCGATACCGATCACATCTGGGCTATAATCGACAGGCAATTTTATCCTTGGTATACAAAGATTCTGGAACGCGCTCTGTATCTGGCCTGCAAATATTATTTGGAAGTGCAGGGGCACCAGAAACACGATTCACCGATACTTGCAGGGGAATATGTCATGCCGGAGATTATCAAAGAGGCCGAAAAAGAATTGGAGGAACAAAGGAATGCCGAAATACATAGACGAGAGTAAAATCAAATTGGCCGGAAAGTTTTTATATGATCTGGAGGAGGGAGACTTTTTGATGTCGGTGGGAGATGTGCGCCGCTGCATCCGACAAACGCCGGGCGTTACGGTTGTAAAATGCGGAGAATGCAGACATTACGCCAAATATCCCCTGATGGACACAGGAAGGCCGGAAGGATGGAATTACTGTTACTGTGACACCTATCCGGTCATGCGCCATCGGGATGAGTATTGCAGCCGGGGGGAGGTCCGTTAAATCGATGAGAGGATACATCTACAAAATCTATACCTTTGCGCTCCCGGCGAACGTCAGAAAAAAGCTCGGAATGGCGTTGATTGATGCGGGGAAGCCCAAACAGGCCGCACGCTTGTCGAACAAGGAGGTTTTGCGGCTCAACGGGCACGAGCTGGATGACTTGATTGCTGACATGACGCCATCGGAGGCATTAACCGTTGGTCTGTATACCGTTCAGTGCCGGGATGGTGAGCGCAATACGATGGTGATAGGATGATGATCGCTGCTTTTGCAAAGGAGGGGATGGGATGAGTATACACCCGGCGCTTTTCAGTTCCAATCGGATGGACTGGTGCACCCCGCAGGACTTCTTTGATCGGTTGGATGCGGAATTTCACTTTGTTCTTGACGTTGCGGCAACTGGCCAATCGGCAAAACGCAGAAACTATTATACCCCGGAAGCGGATGGTCTGAAACAATCATGGAATTGTGGGGGAGCGGTATTCTGCAATCCCCCATACGGAAGGGAAATCGGGAAATGGGTGCGAAAGGCATACGAAGAATCGCAGAGCGGCACAACGATTGTTCTGCTGATTCCTGCCCGCACAGACACTGCATATTTTCACGATTACATCTACGGAAAAGCAGAAATCAGATTTGTGCGCGGGCGGTTGAGATTCACGGATTCTGACGGAACGCCAAGTGCACCGGCTCCATTCCCATCGATGATTGTAATTTACAGAAAAAAGCAGGAGAAACAACAATGAAAATTTTGAGGCCAGGGGAAAAAGAATTTACAGCGGAATGCAACAAATGTGGATGTTTGTTTTCCTACAACATATTGGACGTTCATTTAGGCGATTGCGTAATCTGCCCAGATTGCGGCGGCTTTGTGGTGCACTCACTGGAAAAACCGGTGAAACGGACAGATAACAAGATCCATACCGAAGACAAAAAGAGGAATTGACAATCCACCTCCTTCCATCGTGTGGAGCGTCAATACAACAGCAGAACAGCACGGCTGGATGTTCAGTCGTGCTGCTTTTCAATTATTTGTTTTTAACAGGCCTATATCTCTTTACTTTTTAATATAACCAATCATCGTCAGGTTGACCCATCGTATCATGGCTGCTATCCGGTTTCATCCATCCTAACATAGACAAACTTTTAATTGTTGAAACGATTTCGGATTCTTTTGTACCTTTCCAATGGTTCTTCCAATGAAGAACATGCTCAAAAATTTGCTTCTCTGTAACAGATTTATTTTTTTTGAGTAGTTCATCATAGGAGAATAATACAGTTGCGATCATTTCAGCTTGGTCAGTACTTTGGATTCGGCTCAAAAGATCGTATGTTGCTTGCACACATGTCAATTCTTGAGAAGAATAATTGCGAATGTCCAATTGAAATGAAGGAGATACAATCGTTTCAACCATATTTCCAAGCCTTCGTTCTGTCATAAGATTTGCATTGGAAAGAGATTCAAGTGCTTGTTTGACCTCAACAGAATACGGTCCATACTGCCCTTCGCTGAAATGAAATCCGGTTTGTACACCGGTTCTGGTCAACAAGTAACAAACTTTTTGAAATATAGTTCGACCAACATTTAGGGAGTATTTATCTTGATTTAATCTTTTGATGATTTCCAGAATCAATAGCCAGTTCTTATTAATTTTCTTTTTCTGTTCCCCTATGATGTTTGTTTTATTGGCAACACTGTTTCTTAAAAATTGTTCTGTAATTTGTTGAGGTGCGGCACCATATGGTGCATATATTTCAATTTGAATTGGTAAATCATTTAGCTTTGAATACATAATAGGACCGACTGTCTCCCAACTTAGTCCGCCGTTTCCACAACCAAGCGGAGGGAATGCTACGGATTCAATATTGTATGTTTGGTAGTTATTTCTAAACCAATCCAGTCCGGAAATGATATAGGAGAGTTGCGAGGGGGAGCGCCAATGATTTTTAGTTGGAAAGTTGATGATGGAAATTCCGGAAAGGTCTTGATAAAAATATGGCACTCCAGGTATTACTTTCCCATTCTTACACAACTTAACATATTCAGAAAACATTTTTGGATACCTATTTTTAAATTCAAGTGCGATTCCTTTTCCCATGATTCCAACGCAATTCACGGTGTTCACAAGCGTTTTTGCGCTTGATTCAAATATATTGCCTATTTTAATCACCATTTCACATTCCTCCCTAATTGAAAAACATTTTCGGCCGGATAAGAATTTCACGTGAAAAACCAAGTTCAATGAGCCTATCCTTTACTTCTTCATTTAATACAATTGCTCCAACTATATAGTTAAATGGGATACAGTCAGGAATTAAAATTTCAGCACATTTAATTGCCTTTTTATTGGAGGCTATATATGGATCATCATCAGTCCAACTTTGAGCAAAGACAAGATCAAAATCAATATGATTCACACCTTCATATGGCGTATAAAATTTAACCATATTTGTTGCTGCGTTCCGATCAGACAAAATACAATTTTCTGTTTCGATAATGCTCGGATGAATTACCAATAAGCAAATTGTATTCGCAACCTTACGCCTTTTGTACATCATCGGGTTGTGATATGTAAAGTATAAATTTGCATATTGGTGAAGCGGCCGCCCATTTGGTATAATCACTTTTTCCCGACGTTCTTGAACTTCATTCATCGCAATGGAAGAATGTTGTATGCGCATAGCGCAATTATAGCTCAAAATTCCGTGCTTGACCACAGATGGAATATTGTCTATTGGCATAATGTTGTAAAAATACTTGCTTCTGCCCTTTGTTTTTTGAAATAGCAAATCAATCAATTTAATTCCCATAAATTTCTCCAAAATTATCAAACTCGCCGTGATAACGCTACCTTCAGGCGTGAAACCTATGCAAGGATCGATTGAGAAGTAAGAATCCCATTGGATTTATCCGCAGAGAGTTCAACGACACAAACAATCAGAATCATGGAGAGATTTTTTCACACATATTCCACATCTATAGTTAGTATACCATATATATAGATTTTGTGCAAGTATTTTGCATGAAAAATATATTCATTTACATGGAAAGGCTTTCAAACGCCTGATTGACCTTCTGCGCGGCCTTGGATTTGTCCAGAATTTTTACATAGATCTGTTCAGTGGTTCGGATGCTGGCGTGTCCCAATACGGTCTGGATTGTGCGCATGGGGATGCCCATATCGTCCCAGAGAGATGCCGCCGCATGTCGGAGCGCGTGAACCTTGATTCCTTTATGGCCGGTGCAGCTCTCTACATATCGGTTGACGATGCCAAGCAGAGCAGCAGAGGACAGCGGATGCCATTCTGTTCCGCCCGTGCTGTGGCCGTTCCGGTCTGCGTCAGAGCCAAACAGAGGCGCGGTATCATCTACCCATGCAGGGCGCGTCCCACTTGCCAGATATGCCTTCACGGCGCTCTGTGCAAGCTGTGGGAAGGCGATCTCCCGGCGCTTATCTCCTTTGCCATGCCGTATCGTGATAGTGTTCTGTTCAAAGTTCAGGTCACATAGGCGGAGATTGCGGAGCTCGCTGTTCCGCATCCCGGCCTGCAGCAGCAGGAAAATGATCGCGCGGTTTCTTGGCATGGTTTTGGTGTTCAAGCCATGGGGCTGTTGTTGGAAAAGTTGTTTGATCTCATCTAAAGTCAGCAAATTATAAGCGACGTCCTTCTGTTCCGGGATTTCCGCCGTATCTACGGGATTTTCCGGGCACATGTGCATTCTTACCGCCCATTCAAAAAAGCCGTGCAGGACGGTCATATAATAGCGGACGCTGTTTGCGGAAAGATCTTCATCAAACAGGGAAACGCGCCAGCCGACCACCGAAAGCGGTGTGGTACCGCGGTTCTGTTCATTGCGCAGGAAGTCCGCATATCTGTTCAGGATGTGCCGATACATGCGGATAGTGTTCTGTGATTTCTTCATAGAGGGCAGGGCAGCGAGATACTGATCTGCTGCCTGTTCATATTCTGTTGTGTTCATCGTTGCTCCTTTCGTCTGTTCCGCCTAATGGGAGAGGTCTTTGGCATGTGTTCATTCTGTTGGATCAATGAGGTATCCTTTCATTCCGCGACTCTTGAAAGTAACGGCTTTAATGGTGAATCCGTGCTGTCGGAATAGCTCCGCAACATTCTTGTTGAAGGTACTGCTTCCCACGCCTTCCCCATTTTTCAAATACAGGGTAAGGGTATCCTGCGCCTGCTGCCACTCAAACATATCTTTCAAGCCGATGCGCTCCAAGTCCTCGATACTTTGCACGCTGTTCAGCTCATTTCTGACAGTTAATAGCCGTTCATTTTGTTTCCTGTTCATGCTTTTTTCTTCCTTTCTGTTCCGCATTTGTTCAGCCGCTTAAACTCCGGGCGGCGCATATGGCCGCCCGGCTTGTAAGATGTGTTTTCTTCAGAGCTTCCCGGCCGCCGCCAGTTCCGCAACCGTCTTTTTGCAGAAATCAAATGACATCCGCAGCGGCCGCCGTCTCGTCAGGTCGTCCAGCTTGCACTGGTTGTACATCAGCCCCGGTAGCTCGAACAGCGCGGCGCATTGACTGTTCAGTGTCAGTGCGTAGCGGATCGCCGCAATCTCTTTTTCGTGGTTTATGCTTTCTTTCATGGTGTGTCCTCCTGTGGGAAATACGCGGGCGGCAGGCGCTGCCCTCGCTTCCGGCTGTTTCTGTTCAGGCGTTATATATTAGTTCCACGTCATCGACGGGGTAGGCTGGTTCTGCCTTGTCGTCCGTCAGGCTTCCGCGCTTCAAGTTGCTGCAAAAGGTCGGCTTTCCGTCGCAGATCGTGTAAATGTTCCCGTACTCGTCGCGGAAGTAGTCCTTGCCGCCGTATGTTTCAAAGTAAATTGCTTTTGTCATTTCGTCCTCCTGTTTCTGTTCAAAGACAGGGGAGAGGCGGGCGTTCCGCCCCTGCTCCGTTCTGTTCAGGCGTTTTTCTGTTCCGCCAGCGCCTTTTCTACCAGCTTGTCATATCCGATAATCAATCGCTTGTTCAATTCGTCCAGTTGCTGCGCCAAACTCTCGCGCATATACCCGTTCAAGGCCTTTTCCATTTCGTCCGCTTCTTTGTCGCATCCAACAATGCGAAGAAAACGCACAGCAATTTTGCGGTATTCCTTTTGCGTGTCCAGATAGGGGCGGCGGTATTCCGTGAAAGTGGGGGAATAGTCCAACGGATATTCCAGCCCGTAAAGCTCGCGCCATTTCGCTTTCACGATGGGGAGATATTCCCGCATGAAAACTTCTTCGCACATGTGCCACGCATCGCCTGCATCGGTTATGCGCGTTCCTTTTCTGTTGCCGTCCTTGCCATCGCAGTCATCGGCGTAAGTAAAAATCCTTGCCATGATTGCAGCCTGTTCAACGGCTTTTTCGCGCTGCTCTGCGGCTTCCCATGCATTGCGGCGCGCCTCTACTTCAAACATTAAAGCAAGCCCTTTATCCCGCAGGGCGGCAATCTGCGCACCCTGCTTTTCGGTTAATTGTAATTGATTCATTTTCTTTTCCTTTCTGCGGGGCTTTTGCCCGCCCCGCTGGGCTGTTCTTTGCGCGGGCGGCGCATGGCCGCCCGCGCTGTTGGTTCAAACGTCGGCCCAATATGCCCATGAATGCAATTTGCTTGTGCCGTATCTTTTCAGGTAGGCGTCAAGCCGTTTTTCGAAAGTCGTTTTTTCCGTTTCATATCCGGCACGGATGGCCGCAATATCTGCGTCGGACAATTCGCGATAGCCGACTTTTTCTTGCTCGCTCATGCGGTACAATTGGGAAATGCTGATGTGCCGGATGTACACGATTTCGGGCGTGCCTTTGTATCTTTCGACGGCGTATAGCGTGCCGAAATTCCTTGTAAGGTCGTTTTCGAACGGGTTAAAATCGCGCAAATTTTCTTGTTTGAAATACTCCGCACTTTTCGCGTGCTCCGCTGCCGTTTCCGCTTCTTTTTGATTGTCAAAACCAGATTGGCAGCCGTAGCCAAAGCAAAAATCTTTTTTAATTCTGGGCTTTTCGATTCCAAAAAGTCGACCATCGGAAAGACGGATCACCCGTGCCAGATTCTTTTTTTCGTACTCGATCATATCCGGCGAATTTTTCCAGACTGAACCGGCCAATATTTGCAGATATTCGGATTTTAGCTGTTCCTGTTCGTTCTGTTCCGCCCCCGGCTTTGCGGCCTGTGCCTGTTCTGTTCCGTCTGCCGGCTGCGCTGCCCTGGCTGCGGTCTTTCCGATCACCTCTTGCACGGCCTGCGCGTCCGCGTATCCGTACCATACCCGGCGCACGCCATGCCACCGGAATTTTAGCGCCTTCAGGGCATCCCGCACCGCCTGCGCGGGCTTGCCGTCAAAATGAATTTCAATGCTGCCGAAATCTGCATTTTTTGTAATGGTGTATGTCATTGTCTTTTCCTCTTTTCTCTTTTTCTTTTACCGCTGGGCGGGCTGCCACCGCCCGGCGGTATGGTTTTTTTATCCTTCCGAAAACAGCCGGCGGCATTCAGTCAAGAGCTTTTCGAGATTTTCCGCCGATACCGGCAGCAGCCACGAGAAATCAATTACAGGGCGGCCGCCGTCCGGCCCTGGCCTGTGCTGCGGGTTGTATCTGCCCCGGCAATTCCCGGCGGCGTCGGTCGCGTAGGTGGTGACCGAATAGAAATTTTCCAGCACATCGGAAGTATACCCGTATTTTTTCCACAGGTTCGGCAGGCTGTTTTTGTCTTTCAAATCGGGCCGGCATTCCACAACATCCACGGCCAGGCGCTCCCCGTTCCGGTTCGGATTTTCGAAACGGTAGCGCGTCAAATATTCCCCCATCTTTTCCGCCTGATATTCTGGTTTCTGTTCAACTTCCACCGCCTCCAGAGCAAAGGCGAAAGCCGCAGCCTCTCTGTCGCTGCTGATATAATCGCCGCGAAAGTTTACAAATTCCCGGACAAAATCCGGATTTTCGGCCGCGAATGCGTCGAACTGTTCCAATGCCTCATCATAGCCGGGGACGTTGTCATGATGATACAAAAATTGGTATTCCTTTTTGAACTGTTCGGCAAATGCATAAATATTGATTTTGTGTGTCATTTTTTGTTTTCTCCTATTATTTTTTTGAAATCTATTGACTTTTTCCGCCGTTTGTGGTACAATAGGAGAGCAACCACAAGGACGGCGCGGAGCATTCCGCCCTTGTTGTGTTGGTTGCTCTTTTTGTTGGCGTTAGCCGGACTTGTTCAGGGGTCAACGGCTAACGCTGTTTTTTATTTCTGGGCGATAATTCGCGCCAGTGCTTCGCGGAACTCGTCAAGCGTTTTGCATTTGTCCGCAAGCTCTTTGACAGTTTGCAAGATTGCTTCCGTCGCGGTCACTTCTTCGCGCTCCTCTTCGTTGTAATCTGTCATTTTTTGCGTTCTCCTTTCTCTCCGCCTTTTGCCTTTCGGCTGGGATGGCGTTTAATAGCTACGCCTCAAAACTGATTGACGGGATCGGGTCGCCAATCTTGCCCGCCGGTGTACTCTACGCGTCATCGGCCACGCGGAAGGGGCGCCCCCTTCTGGTTGTTTATATTATACCACAAAATCAAGGCATTTGCAAACCGGGTGATTTGTGCAAAATCACAATAGACAAAATCCGATCTAACAATGATAGACCGCCGCAGAACCCCCAAAAACGCCCTACAAGGCGCGCAGGGAAAAGCGGCGGCTTTTTTGTTGTTTCCCGCCGGAAATACCGCCCGGCGCGGCTGTAGAAAAATAAAAAAATTTTCTGAAATGCTTTTTTTGATGTATTTTTGTATGATCGCACAAAAGCAGAGAACCCGCACCGCAAACCCAGGCGCGCAGCCGGAGACATTGCAAAAGCTCGAAAGCCACGCGCAACACGAAAACCCGCGACACATACCAGACGCCCGGCAAGCCTTCCGGACGTCTTGACCGAGTACCGCAGCCCCCGACCGTTTCGGCAGACAGCCGCACAAAACCAACGCAACACCGACGCCGACACCGACCAACTCCGGAACCGAAAGCCAAAAAGCCGGAAGGCCAAAGGCCGGAAGGCGCCACGCACGCCCGGCCGCCGTCCCCGTCTGTAACCTCACCGACCGCCGCGCGTTTCTTTATTATTGCTTTTATATATTATATTATGCAATCGATTGACTGCATGCCACGTTATATATATATTTTATTGCTTTATTGGTACTTTATAATTGAAATATATATATTATCGGTATTTATTGGCAATATATGCCATTTATATATATAAGCCATTTATACATGTTTTTTATGATATAAATATAGATCCCTATTATTTATATATATTTTACCTCTATATGTGTATTTATGGTTAATCTGTTTTTATTTATAGATATATAGGTCTTTTCCCCGGCGGCATGTTCTGCCGCTGGCCTATGAATGCAAACGATATATAAAGGAGCAGAGCGGAAACGGGAGACGAGAGCCAGAGCAGGGCAGCACAAGAGCATAGCGCAGGCCGAGAGCCGGAGACATCAGAGCGAAGCGGCAAGGGGCTTTATTTGTTGTGATAATAATAAATTATCTTAACAGATAGAACGGCACACCCTCCCCGGATGGCTCCCGGTATTGGTTCGGAGTGGCGCCGGGGGGGTAGGTTTTCGACCGGAAGACCTGGAACGAAACGGAAAACCCGGTTAGCACAACTCCCCCCAACCTACTTCCCAAAAAACAACATTTTGTAGAAAAGGTATTGACAACGCCCATATATTGTGGTATAATGTGTGTGAAAAATAGAATAATGTGGTAAATCTGGGTGAAAATACTACTATAAGTCCAATTTAGAACCACTAAACGTAAAGCCTCACAAAGAGGCGCAATGTGGAATGCGGTAGGAATCAAAAAATAAAGCCCGGATAAAAAGAAGATGGTCCAGTTAGAGGCCCGTAAAAAGCTCGCAGAGCTGCTATGGGATAACTGTACCATCTTTTTGGTATCAAGTAGAAAATAGAACCATTAGGAGCCAAGCGAGGAGTTTGGCTCCTTTTTTCGTTTGGGAGCAATTGGGGTGTTGAGAAGGGCTGGAGGTAATGCAGATGGAAGAGAGGCGATGTGCGAAATGCGGAATAGAGCTGACCGAAGAAAACAGCTATGAGCGTGCGGACGGGATCAGCCGCTATTGCGTGGAGTGCGAGGACAGGATATACATGGAGTTTGCCGAGAGCAACGGATATTCGATTGCGTTGTGGATGGCCTGTGCCAAATTCAATGTGCGCCTTGAGCCACTGCTGATTCCTGAAGATTTTGGGACAGATGGGTTTGCGTACCGGGACAGTCGGTGGAGCTGGTACAATGAGGCGCTGTACGACAGTGGGAAATATGCCAAAGAGAACGGGGAGCTGACAGGCTTTAAGGACGGAGTGACGATGCTTTTCCGTATATTCGGCAAGGAGCTGACCGAAAAGGATTTTTCGAGGTATTGCCGTGTGGAGCGGGAACGTATGGCGAAGCTGCCGGGGACGGAGGAGCAGAGAACCAAGTGGGGGACAATGCCGATATGGAAAGGGTTTGACGTCAGCACGCAGGTATACGATGAACTGGATCGTGCGTATGAAGCGCGCACATCGCAGTACAAGGGGCAGACGATCACTGACCAGATTGAAATGACACTGCGGCGGGTGTGCAAGCTGGCGCTGGCGATGGACTACCTGCAATCAATCGGAGACGCACATGGGTTGGACAAGGTGCAGAAATCGATTGACAGCATTATGGCCTCGGAGCAATTGCGGAAGAAGGATGAAAAGCCGGTTGAGGCGCTGCGACTGGATGCGCTGGTAGACGCGATGGAAAAAGCCGGCGTGATGGAGGAGGGAAAGCTGCTGAACTGCGAGCAGACCATACAGGCGTTGGAAAAGAACTTTATCTGCAAGCCGAAGTACCACGGAACCATTGATGTGGTGGATCAGAGCATTATGGACATGATGAATTCCATGCGGGCAAATGCCGATCTTTTTATGCTCAACGAGCTTCCCGAAGAGCTGATGGTAGAGGACACCTACGGAGAATTTGACGGGATAGAAACCGATGACCAGAGAAAGCGCAGAAAATACGCCGGGTTGATGCCGTTGCGTCCGGCGGAAGGAGAAACGAAATGCCGACCGGATACGCAGGAGAAGGCAAGCGATACTCAAAAAAGTTAGGCCGCTGGCTGAAGGCCGAAAAAGAGAAAACCTTTGACTATGACACGGTGAACCGGGATTCCGCCAGCCTGCTCATCAGCTTTTTCCGATGGTATCCCGACTATCTGGCGGATATGCTGCGCAGCCCGAACGCAAGATACCGGCTGGAATTTCCGCAGCGGATCATGATGCGGGTGATCGCGCGATACCGGAATGTGTATATCACAGGCTGCCGCGGGCTGACCAAAACATATGTCATGCTGTTGTCCAAGATGATTGAAGGGGTTCTGTTCCCGGGGGAGATTATGCGGTATGTCGCGCCCGCCCAGCAGCAGGCGGCAAAGCTGGCCGCGCAGACGTTCCAACAGATCGAAAAGGATTACCCGATTCTGGCCGATATGTGGCACCGCCGCAACGACCGGGAGGGGATGTTTCGGATTACCACCGACTACGGGTCGGAGTTCACCATGTATGCACCGCGCGGAGACAACTGCTCGCAGGTCATTGCGGAGGAAGCCGCGCAGGAAGGCAAGGAATCCTTTGACATGGAGAAGTTCGAGATGGACATTTTGCCCACCTGCCGGATTGAGCGGGACGTCAATCAGAAGCGAGACCCGGTGCATATCAATCTGAAAACCGGATTCATCTCAAACGCCTCCACGCGGCAGAACCGGGCATACACCAAATACCGCTATGAGGCGCTGCGGGATATGCTGTACGGGGAACCGTATGAGGGGTACGCGATTGACATGTCCTGGGTATCTGCGCTGGTCGGAGGAATCCGCAGCATCAGCTATTTCCGCAAAATGAAAGCGTCGCTTTCAGCCGAGAACTGGATGCGCGAGATGTGCTCCAGATACATGGGAAGCAGCGACAATCCCATGCTGTCTGACGAGATATTGTCACGCAGCAAAAAGCTCATGACAATGGAGGATCGGCATTGCGGAGATCCGAACGTGATTTATATTGTCGCACACGACGTCAGCTATGAGGAAGGGCAGAAAAACGCGAAGTGTGCGGATGTGGTGTGGAAGCTGACGCGGTTTTCCACTCCCTCCAAGCGTGACAAATACCTCAAACAGGCGGTGTGGGTAAACAGCTATCCTCCGCCAAAGACCGAAGCGATTCAGGCGTCCATGATCCGGGCACTCTGGTACCGGTTCTGCATGAGCGGCGGAGAGACCACCTATCTTGTGGTGGACGCGCGCTCGGTGGGAAAAACCGTTGTGCAGGAGCTGATGAAGCCTTCCGGCGACGGCATTCCGAACCTGTGCTGCTATAGGCATATGGCGTATACCGATATTGAACAGCCTGACGCTCTGCCCGTGATCTATCCTCTGAAGGCGAACACGCGTGGCGGAACCGATGAGGACGGCGCCATGATTGATTATGCACGGCGGGAGTGGGAGCAGGGAAATGTGGAAATTCTGACGGCCAATGTCATGGACGGCGTAGAAAGCTATAAGCTGTTCCATGGCATCAAGGATGATTTTCAGGATGCAAAGATTGCCGTGCCGTATAAGCAGACAGAGGGTATGTGCCAGGAGATTCAGAACCTCAAAACCGAGGTCAGCGGCGTCTCTCTCAAGGAAAAGCGCAAAAGTGCGGCGATTCAGCGCGACCGGTGGTCGGCGGCCAAATACGGCTTGCGCTTGGCTGCGCTGCTGGAGGAGCTTCTGGTAAAGGAGACCTACCGGGCAAAATCCTCATGGTCGGAGGCGATTGAAACCTTCGAGAAACATCCGGCAGTCGTATCGGGGCCGGTATCTGCCGGTGAGCGCGCAAGACTGCTGTCCTTGCGAAAACGATTCTGAAAGGGGGATACCATGCAAAGCAACAACCAGTACAGACTATACATCGGTAGGTACACCCGTATCCCACATGAAACATATTCCTACTTCAATCCGCAATCCGGGTATCTGCTGCTGTTTACCAACCAAGACCCGGGCGATGGTTTCCGTATGGTTCCCCCGGCAAATGAGAGCCGCCTGACGCAGGAGGAGAGACGATGGCTGCGCATGTCCAAGCTCGAGGTGAACCGGGTAGCAATGGAGGAAAACCGGGAGGACTATCAGGCAGTGATGTCGGCATTTCTGGATGCGTTTGAACGGGAGTGCGAGATCGAGAAGAAAAAACTGAAAGGAGGTGAACCAAAGGAAAATGCCAAACAGCAAGAAGCCGGTAACACCGGCCAAGGAGAACCCGGCGCAGACGCCAGCCAATCCGGTTGAGCGTACAAGCTCATGGTCCGCATTGATCGAGCGATTCCAGCAGACGATGGACAGCTACGTTGGTGCGCTCCCGTACAATTCGGTTGCCGCCGCATTTGGGCGCGCGGGCATGTACTGGGCCAATCAGCCACAGGTTCAGAACATGCGCGTCAAGGGCATTTCCTCCCTGCCGGCGGACTATACCAAGGAGGACATCGGGGAGTTTCTGCGGCATCCGTACAGCAGCGAGCTGCCGCTGCGGCAGACAGCGGAAATTCTCAAATGGACGGCTTATCCGTTCTACAAGATCATCAAGACCTATCAGGATATTTTGACCTACCGATATTACGCCGCGCCCGCACGCCTGCGGACGGAATCGTTTGATTCCGCGGCATTCTGGCGCGAGGCATACCTGTTGGACGAGCTGCACCGGCATATCCGGCCGGAGCAGACCGCGCATACGATTGTCGGACAGGCGATGACACAAGGGAAGGTGTTCTACCTGCTGCGGTATTCGGTTGACAAGTCTCATAACCAAGTCAACTATGCGTTTTTGCAGCAGCTTCCAACGGATTGGTGCACACTGATCGGTGAGAACAACATATCCGGGAAAACTGCATCGTTCAATATGATGTACTTCCTGCAGCCGGGGACGGACGTCACGGCCTATGGGGATCTCTTTATACCGTATCTGAACGATTTCAACCGGGCATTTTCGGAACCGTCGCCGCCGACCGGAAAAAAGAAAAACTACATCTACCACTCCACGGATTCCGTTATGTTGCCCTGCAAGGGCGGAACGGTCTGCTTCCATCCGAACAACGTGCGGAATGACGCATACGGAAGCCCGCGTGTGTTTGAGCAGAACGGAAGGTGGTTTTACTATGTATCTCTGCCCATCGACCGGGTATGGACATATGAGATCGACGATACCACTGCAAACGTTGCGTCCCCACTCTCCGGCCTGATGCTGACCTATTCGCAGCAGAGCGATTATGAGGCTGCGCAGCTTTCGCTGCTGCTCAATCCCCTGATTAAAATATTCACCGGAGAAATTCCGTATTTTACCGATAACGGGAGCACGATTGAAAACGGTTACCGCCTGTCTCTTGGGGGGCGCGCTCTGTTTGAGAGCTTCTTCAATGAACTGATGGCGCGGAACGCCACCGGAGGTGCAGCGTTCTTCAGCGCGCCGGTGGAGAACATCAAGAGCCATGATTTCCCGGAGAGCGCCAATGCGAATGACATTTCAGCTTCCTTCCAAAGATACGGCATGGGCAAGGCCGGGCTTTCCGGTATCATTCCCGTTGATGAGGACGTCAAGGCTGGGCAGGCCGAAATCTCCTCCAAGCTGGAAAGCCGATATGCAACCTGCATCTACCGCCAGTTCGAGCGCATGATGAACGAGTTGTACCACAGCATCGGGTTGCGCTACAATTGGGGCTTTCACATGTTCGGTTCCATTTACACAGATGAGAAAACCCGCGAACATGCGCAGACGGCGATTGCGAACGGCGATCTGTCCGCCCACTACATTTTGTCGGCGCTGGATGGGGAAAGCCTGCTCGAAAAGCTCGCAATGATGACGGCGGTCAAGGACAGCGGACTGCCGGATATGCTGATGCCGCCCACTACATCCTACACACAATCCAATTCCGGCGGACGGCCGGAGAATGATACCGTCACAGAGGGGAATGAGAAAACTCTGGATGCCGGAACGGTTTCTGCGGAGGCGGCATCCCGGAAAGGAGGGGATACTGGATGACATGGGAAATTGTCGTTGGCCTCATTGCCCTGATGGGGGCGCTTGTCACCATTTGCGGCGTGGTTGTGAAGGTGAACGGAACGCTTGTCCGTCTGGAGGATGCGATAGACCGTCTGAATTCGTTTATGGAAACGCAGACCGTGCGCAATACAAAGATTGACAAGGACTTTCTGGAGCATGAGCGCCGCATCAGCAAACTGGAAATGTATCATAGAGAGAGAGGAGACAAAAATTAAATGGCAGGTATCACCCAGACAATTGGTGTTGTGGGGTTTGTAGGAAAGGGAAACTGGAACAGTTCGGCTACCTATAACCAACTCAACGTTGTGTATTACAATGGCTCCAGTTATGTGGCGCGTGTAGATGTACCGGCCAATATCACGCCGGGCACATCCTCGGAATCATATTGGCAGAAGCTCTTGGATGGCGCACTTATTACACAGATCACAGCGGGAACGCCAACCATTGACGGAGATTACAGCAAAACCATCATTACGGTTTCGCTGTTGGATGGGACACAGCAGCAATTTACAATATCTGTGAAAAACGGTGTCACCATTTCCTCTATCACGGCTGGAGAGCCGCAAGAGGATAACGGATACACGACAACCACCATTACGGTTTCGGTTTCGGACGGAACCGAACAGACCTTTGACATATCCGCAAAGAATGGAGTGAGTATTTCCAGCGTCACAAGCGGCAGCGCCCAGCAGGAGAATGGGTATACGGTCACGCCGATCACCGTTCAGAAAAGTGACGGCAGCTCGGATTCGTTTGATGTGTACGCATTCAATCCGATTGTCAATCAATACCATTACACCGCCCGGTGGGACAAGAGCTTGGCGCAACTGACGCGGATGGGAAGCGCGGCGGGAATCACGACAAACACGGAGAATTTCGGATACTTCGGCTCGGTGAACGCCAGCTATGAGAATCCGTTTGACAACATCTATCCGTGGTCGGGTATCCGGCTGTGCAACATCGACTTGGATAAATATCAATACCTTTCGTCCGACCAAAGCCTGACCGACTGCGTGGTGGCGTGGGAGGGAGACGACAGCTTTTCGTATACGCACACGAACGGCGTATGGCGGTATCGACCTGAATTCTGGGGCAAGAGCTGGGACGACGGCACGTATCGGTACTTCGACGTGACGGACAAGCCGGTAGGCGGTTATGTGCACTACCCGGAATCCATCGGTGGACGGTGGCACGGCAGGGCAGTCAGCAAGACCATCAACGGGGAGCCGACCACCTGCTTACTGCCTTTAACGGGTATTCCGGCGGTGCGTACTCCGTTGAGCACACTGCACACCTACGCCAAGAACTACGGTGCGACGCTGGACAGCATCTATTCCATCGATGCGGATACGCTCTTGTTTGTGGTTGAGTATGCAACCATGAACAGTCAAAGTGCGATTGGAAACGGTGTATCCAATCTGTACCGCCAGTCAAGCGACCAGATTGCGGAAGCGGCAACCAACAGCACAGTGGTGAAAGTGCTGGCATCCGCCGGAACAAATTCGTGCATCCCCGGAGCCATCTTTGACATCGGAACATCGGACGGAGGCAATCAGGTTGGCTCTTATTACGTTGTTTCCGCGCAGGCAGGCAGTGATCCGACCTATTTGGATGTAACGCTGAACGCCTCGGTGACCGTTACTACGGACAATTACTGGTCTGTACACGGGCTTACCAACCAAGCAGATGCTTCCATCGGCAGCAAGTCCGGGTACATCGGCACAAACGGCAAATGTAACGCATATTACCGTGGCATGGTGCTGTATGGCAACATGTGGTTGTACACACTTGGCGCATATAAGAATGGCACGGACCAACATATTTGGATTGCTGCCAGTGATGAACAAGCCGACGAGTACGATGCGCTCGACACATCTGCGCATCTGGATACTGGGCTTGTGTTGCCTACCACGGGTGGTTTTATTCAAACTTTGGGTATGTTATCTTATTCCGGTTCACTGTCCATACCGCCATTTTGTACGGCTATCGGTGGTACCAGTACCAACCCAGTAGGGGACTATTTTAGCAACAGTCAAAACGCTTATAATACCATCCTCTTTCGCGGCGGAAGAGCGAGTGAAGGCTTGAATGTTGGGGTGTTATACAATATCTGGAACTACAATGAAGCATCCTCTGGGTGGTTCTGTTCCGTTCACCCTCGTCTGAAGCCCCCGCGCATTCGCGTCGTGGGAACCACGCTGATACTTTGATAAAGGAGGAATGACATGTCAGAGATTAACGATATTCGGTTAAAAGCCAAGGATTATCAAATCAAAGGAGCGCTGGCGAAGCGGAACAACAAGCTGATTGCAAATCTGCAGCAGAACGTCACTGCACAGACCGATACGGGTGTTGCCTATGCCGCAACGGTTCCCGGAGGGGTGCTCCCCTACGCCGAGGTGACTTCCATCGGCGGGATGACGTACAAAAATGAGGATGCATTGACCTTGCAGGCATCCGCAGTGACAGCGGTGCAAAGCAATTCCACCAAAGATGGAAATACACTTGCAATTCCGTCTGGTGTGCGTGCGCTTGACAGCTATGGAGACGGCATCAGCCAAACGGATTCCAATCTGGTGACTTGGGATGTTTCTACCGAAACCAAGACCTATCAGCAGATCGTAAAGAGAATCGTTTTGGACGGTACCGAAAGCTGGAGCGTGGGCGGCATTGACCCATCGATCACCGATTTCACCAGATATGTGATTTTGAATATGAAGTGCAATCCACTCAAGGCCAAGCTGTGCAGCCATTTTGCGTATGATTCCGGGAGCGCATATCATGCGGAAGAGAACGCGCTGTACAGCGGAGACACGACCCCCGGCGCCGGTTACGCGCTGGATTTCGGTGTGTCCAAGACGGCATGGGAAACAGTGGATGCATGGAAAACATATCTTGCGGAGCAGAATGCAAGCGGAACACCGGTTACCGTGGTCTATGTGCTTCCCGAGGCGGTGGAAACGGATTTGTCCGACCTTCTGTCGGATGACAACCTGATCAATGTGGACGGCGCTACAACGGTCACAGCGGTCAATGCCTACGGTCAAGCGGTGCCGATGAGCATTACCTACCAAAATCGACCGGGAGAGAGATACGGCGTGCGCTTTGAAGGCTCTGCAAATAGCGGCGCGACCGTGACACGCCTGTACAATGCCGTCGGACTGGTCGCGGGCGTCGGAACGGACACGGAAGCCCCGCAGAACGACTTTGACAGTATTTACCCGTGGTCTGCCCGCCGTCGCTGCTGCGGGTATTGGGACGAATCCGGAAACTTTGTCGTGAACGCATACAAAGGCGAACCGGGATATGTGGAAGATGGTTCAAATGGAGAGGTATGGGTGGAGCACTCCCTGTTTTATTACCGTCATATTTACGACGGAGACGCGGAGGAGATCGCCATCTCGGCAACGCCTCTGGCCGGATACTCCCCCGCACCGATCTTTCTGAAAAACGGAGGTCAGGACGCGCCGTATCAGAAGGCTTATACCGCGGCTTACCCAATGGCACTGGTTGACGCTAAACCCACATCCCGCACGGGCGTATTCCCCAACATATATTCGCTTAATAGCGCGATGACGGATGCCAAAAAAGCCGGAGACGCCTATATTGTGACAACCTGCGCCGAGCAGTATACCGAGTGCCTGTATATGTGGGTTGAGTTTGCCACACGGGATGTGCAGACCGTTATGAAGGGTGCAACCAGTTTGCCGTACAGCGCCAGCGATACCGCGACCGTTGCCGGAACGGATACCAATCAGATCATCGTATCCACAGCGACGGCTGCTGATTATGTCGTCGGTCAGACCATCTGTATCGGCACATCGCTCGGAGGGTCGCAGATCGCGGAAAACCGGATTGTTACCGCCATTACGGCATATGACGACAGCAACTCGGCGATCGCCTTTGACGGAGCGGCGGTGGACATCGCGGTCGGCAATATTGTATGGACTGCCGGATATGTCAACGGCACCTGCAACAGCGTGATTGCGTCAAGCGGGTCACCAACGTCGAACACAAGCGGCAAATACAATTGCGTATACAGAGGAAAAGAATCTCCGTATGGCAATGTATTCAATTATATTTCCGACATACTGATACAGCGCGCGGGAGAAGGCACGGACGACAGCCCGTACACGTATACCCCGTATTATCTGCCCGATCCGACAAAGTACGCAAACGGGACGATCACAGAGGATTATGTCGCGCTGCAGTACAATATTCCGTCACAGGATGGGTATGCCAAAAAGCTCGGTATTGACAGTCGGTATCCTTGGGTACGCATTACATCGGAGATCGGCGCGGGCTCGACAACGTATTACAGTGATTATTACTATTACCCGCGCTACGCAGTTCGCGCGGCGCTGGTCGGCGGCAGCTGGACCTATGGCTCGTACGCCGGGCCTTGTTACTGGGGTTGCTACGGCGCCCCGTCGAGTACGGGCGTCAGCTACCGCGCGCGTCTTTCTTACCACCGTACATAAACGGGGGTTTGGGGGCGGTCAGCCCCCGAAAACAACAGGGATACAGCGTGAGCGCGGCGCGGGTCGGCGGCGGCTGGGGCAGCGGCTCGTACGCCGGGCCGTGTTACTGGCATTGCTATGACGCCCCGTCGGTGGGTGGCGTCACTGCCCGCGCGCGTCTTTCTTATATAAAACCAAATGCAGGAAAACTGTTTCCCTTATACTTTGGGGGTACGGCGTGCAGAGCGCGCGGCGCAGGTCGGCGGCAACTGGAACAATGGCTCGAACGCCGGGCCATGTTACTGGAATTGCAACAACGCCCCGTCGAGTACGAGCGTCAACAACCGCGCGCGTCTATCTTATATTGCCTGTCAAATTTCCCTTGCACGCTGTATTCCTTGCCGCTTGGCAAAAATCAATCGCTACGGTCGGGGCAAGTAAATCATTGAAAACCCTGAAGATATAAGAAAGAAGGAAACATGAAACGGGAAGGCCATCTGTTTGAAAAGATTTGCGACCTTGATAATATATTCCGGGCAATCGAAAATGCTGCGAAAGGAAAGAAACATCGGCGCGTCGTGTGCAACGTGATGGAGCATAAGCAGGAAGCCGCGGAAGCAATACGGGGTATGCTGGTGACAAAGCAATACCGACCGAAGCCATACCGAACATTTGTTATCAAAGACGGAGCGACGCAGAAGGAGCGGACAATCTTCTGCCCGGCGTTTTACCCGGATCAGATTATCCACTGGGCGCTGATACAAGTCACGCAGACGGTGCTCCAACGCGGCATGTACGTATTCTGCTGCGGCAGCATTCCCGGCCGCGGAATCGGTTACGGGAAACGGTATATCGAGCGATGGATGCGCAGAGACCGCAAAAACACAAAGTACTGCCTGAAGCTGGACATAAAAAAATATTATCCATCGATCAATCAGGATGTACTGAAAACAGTGTTTCGCAGAAAAATCAAGGATGCAGACGTGCTTTGGCTGATCGACGTCATTATCGACAGTCATCGCCAAGGACTTCCAATCGGAAATTACACCTCGCAGTGGTGGGCAAATTTCTATCTGGAGGGACTGGATCACTATATCAAGGAAAAGCTGCACGTCAAATATTATCTGCGGTATATGGATGACATGGTGCTGTTCGGACGCAATAAAAAGGAATTGCACCGGGTGCGCCGGCAGATCGCGGAATATATCGCGCCGCTTTCTCTGACACTGAAAGAAAACTGGCAGGTGTTCCGGGTGGATTCCCGTCCGGTCGATATGCTCGGCTTCCGCTTTTACAGAAACAAAACGACATTGCGGAGAAAAAACGCGCTCCGCATCCGGCGGCGAATCTCCAAAATGCGGAAGAAGAAAACCATTCCGGTGCGGGACGCACGTGCCGTCCTGTCTTATCTCGGCTGGATTCGTCACAGCGATTCGCGCAAATATTATGCCAAATATATCAGGCCATACATCAATATCAAAAAGCTGAAGGAGGCAATCAGAAATGAGGACAGAAAGCAACATCAGACCGGAGGCGGCGGAAATCGAGATTGCCGCAAACGGGATCGCGGAAGTAATCCTGCGGGAGAACATCACAGAGGAAACGCGGGAGGGCGCGACAATGTACCAGTACGACGAATACCGGATGCCGGTACCGTATCGGGATAACCTGCTGGAAAATGTACAGAAAACACTGGATGCGTGGATGACATCGGCCAGAAATGCAGAATATGCCAGACTGGCCGCGGAGGTACGTGCCAAGCGCGACGCGCTGCTGGCAGAAACGGACAAGGAGATGTGCCTTGACCGGCTGGGGATAACATCCCCGGAAGGCTCCACATTTACCGCATGGATCGGCTTTTTGAAAACCATTGCATCCGCCGTCTTTGGCCCCATGGCGAAATACCGCCAAGCCCTCCGTGACATCCCACAGCAAGAGGGCTTCCCATACGATGTGACATTCCCGGTTCCGCCGGAGAAAGGAGACTAAATGCGAATCAAGGATATTTATAACTACATGTCCCCGCCTTACAACCTGTTGCACGAGCCTTCCCGTGCGGTCAGTCGCGCATACGGAGAAGGGAACAAGTGGTTGGACCAACTCAAGGAATATGTATATATCGTGCAGGGGATGCCGAATCTTTCCCGTCTCATTCACGAGAATGCGCATAAGCAACTGGAGTATCTCGATGAATTTGGCGATGTTCTGCACCAGCGCCATCTGATGCAGCTTTATCCGACAGTGGAGGAGCTTGCGCTGGAGGATGAGGTTTCGGATATCGACGGTGTATTTACCTTACTGATTCGAGTGTTTGACCACATACAGGAAGCACTGATGTCATTTCGCAACGCAGCCAATCAAGCCAATCTGTTGCCGCTTGCGCTGAAAACAGAAGATCTGATGGTGAAGAACTCCAACGATTATACGGTGTTTCTGGAACTGTGGGCGCGATGGGACACAGACGGCGGAAGTAAAACCTCGTTTGATGGGCTTTGCGAAGAATATCTGGAAGGGAAGGAGGACTGATTCTGTGTGAAAAAATTCAAAACCGTATCCGAACAAAACAAAATTGCTTCGGTGCCCGGAACGCTGAAGGTCTTGTCCACCTACGACGACCGGATGCAGGATGTGGAGCTGTGGTTTCTCAACGAAAAGAAAACCAGAAATAAAGGAACCTACCGAAACATGGAGCGTCACCTGCCGATGTTTGCGGGCATTCCGATTCTTGCAGCCTATGTGGACGGAGAGCTTGGCAGGCACAGTGGTCATAACTTTACCGAAGTAAAAGCCGAAAACGGAGATACATACGCATCGTTTCTCAAAAAGGGCGCCGAGCATATTTATGGGTATATCCCATCTGTAGATGACCTGCGTATTGACGTCCGCGACGGAACCGAATGGCTTGTTGCAAGGGGAAAGATTTGGAAATGGTATGCGCGCGAACTGATTGAAAAGCTCAAAAAGCAAGGGCTGGACGGCCAGCAGGTCAGTGTGGAAACGCTGATTGAAAAAATGAGCTCCGACGAGGACGGTGACGAGGTATACGAAGAGTATATCCCACTCGGCGTCACCATTTTGGGCGATGGCGTGACAGAAGCCGTCGCAGGAGCGTACATTCGTACCTTGTCTGTGAACGGGGTAGAGGAGCTACGGAAGAACACAAAACTTTATGTGGCCTCCGTCTATTCCGATACACAGGAAAAAAATAAAAAAGATAAAGGAGAAAAACCAACGATGAAGATCAAATTGAAAGATCTGGAGCCTCATTTCGCCGGGTTCAAGGTACTCGCTGTGAATGAGGACAACGTGGCGCTGCTTTCAGATAACGGCGTGCCCTACCTCTCCACCGCATCCAAAAACGGTGATGAAATTGTGGTAGGCGCGAAGCTGGAGGCAAATGCCGTGATCACCTTTTCCGATGGGGATCGGTCGATGGAACTGCAAATGGATGCCGTCACCGACGCCTTGACCCGGCAGTGCGAGGCGCTGAAGGCCGATCTGGAGAAGGAAAAAACCAACCGGGAGGCCGTGGAAAAATCTCTCGACACGATGCAGAAGCAGGAGCGTCAGCGCCGTGTGGAAAGCGTGAAGGAAATCATTCAAAAACGCTTTGAGGAAATCAGCAAGTCCAATCCCAATGTTAATTTTGTTGGGAATGAGTGCGACGGGCTGATGACCGAGGAGAAAATTTCCGAATATGCCGCGCTGGAGGACTGTAACGGTCGCTTCTATGGGGCAGAGAAGGCAAAAGGGGATGTAGATGCGCTTTGCATGGACAAGCTGCTTGCATCTCAAAAGCCCATTCGGAAAATGGCATGGGACGTCGCTACCCATGAAAATGAACCCAGCGATAAAATCGATTCCGCAATCGCAAATATTCTGAAGTGAAAAGGAGAACACAACAATGGCTTATACCGCAAACACGATGTTTGAAGTGATTGTGTCCAACAGCGTACACAATCAGACCCAGAACGTGCCCGGCATGTACGGCACCTTCTCCGGCAGCTTTACTCCTGCCGACTGCGACGCTGGCAGGCTTGTTGTAAAGAACAGTCTGATCCCTTTGCGTGGCTATGAAGATCTCACTCCACCGATTCTCAACGGCAACACGTGGTACTTTGTGGATGCCGCAAACGGTACCTCCGGGGGAGCCTATGGCGACCACACCGGCATTTATGTTGCCAATACCTATGACGTGAACAAGGTTACAAGTGGCAAATTGAGCTACAATCTCGGCAGTGATACGCTGGGCCTTGGCATTCCCAGCGGAGAACGGGAAAATTTCTTTGAACTGATGATCGGTGAGACCTATGCTTGGGGAAGCGGAAATTTTACCGGAGGCACCGCACCGACGTCCACCAATAAATACTGCACCATTGCCAATGGTCTGCTGACCGCCTCGTCTACGGTTCCCGCAGCGGGCACCGGCGTTTACTTTGAGTTTCTCTATTCAAAACCGGTGAATGAAGGTGTATGGCTGGGACAGACCGGATATGTACTCGTCGCAAAGCGAACCGCTGAAGCGGCTTCCGAATAATGAATAGGGAGGAATTTGAAAAATGGCACTGAAACTGAACTCGGTCAACAGAGACCTTTTTGTGGCAAAGAGCGCGAACGATTCCAAAGTCCGCGTGAACGGCGTCGGGGATATTTCCCGCAACGAGCTCATCGCAACTGGACGGCTGCTCTATTGCGAATATGCGGGGAGGCGTCTGAACGCGATGCCGCGCCTTTCCAGTGATAAATATAATTCCATGCTGGACGCGAAGGGTGTGGATTATCAGGAGTTGGCCCAGAAGCATGATGAAAAGAAACTGCTTTTCTGCGCCGCACAGGCATATAAAGTGCTTGGCAAAGATGCACCCGACCTCGAAACGGTCAAGAAGGATCATAGTCTGAACGGCGATCTGATCTTTCTGAATACGATGGCGGCCATTGAAAACGAGGTTGTGAATCCTCTGATGTTCACTGTGTTCGATGATTTTACATCCGGTGGATTGATTCAGTGGTACTCGGCTCCGGTCGGCGGCACGGTGGAGATCGACGTCAAATCCAACGATGTGTTCCTGTGGCAGGATTCCGCGCCCGGCTCGTCCAACAGCACGCCAAAGAACTACATGTACGCAAAGACCATCACGATGACCCCGAAAACCTACACCTGCAACTTTACGATCAAGGGCTTTCAGGATTGGGTGAACGGAGACGCCGGCTATCATTATGCGGCAATGGGCTTCGGCCTGATGAACAAGTGCTATGCCATGATGATGCAGGATATGAAGGCGGCGCTTGATAATGGGATGATTCTCGACAAACTGACTGCCACCTCTTACAACTCGTCCAACTGGGCCGAGATCAGCACACTGGTCGCCGCGGCGAACGGCGTAAGCAGAAACGACTTGATTGCCTATGGCAGCATTGGCGCGCTCTCGCAGGTGCTTCCTGTGGACGGCACGACCGGAGCGATTACCGGGCTGCAGTACGGTCTCGGAAAAGAGTGGTTCGAGAGAGGATATCTCCCGAACGCGGCAGGTGTGCAGCTCTTTGAAGTGGTTCCGGTCATTGTACCCGGAACGCAGAACAGCACGCTGCAGACCATTGATTTTGGAGACGATATTTACATCACCGCCAAGGCAGGTTACGGCTATGCGCCCATCTTCGGCGTATTTGCGGAGGGAACGCCCTTTACCATCTCGATGTCTCCCGCCCAGACCGCAGACCGCACGATCAATGTCAATATGACCGCGCTGTTTGACATCAAGCCAGTGTTCGCGAGCAAAGTTGGCGTGATTCAGGGATCTTGACATAAAAAATAATCGGGAAAAGGACGGAATCGGGAAATGGCAGAAAAAGAAAAGAAAGAAAATTTCTCAAGAGACGAAGTACAGAAGATGATTGCGGAGGCGGTCGCAAAGGCGCTTGCCGAATCAAAGACCGGGAACGTGATTCATGTGAAAACAGAAGAATATGTCACGGTTACCTATATCGGTCCGATGGCTCCGAGAACCGTGCTGGATTTGGGGGATTGGGGAAAGATCAACCGATCCGGAGGCACCCTGAAAATTCCCAAGGAGAAATTCTTGCAGGGGATTGATTACCGGATGGAAAAACGGCTGGAGAAGCGGAAACTGATTGTACTGAACGGGCTGACCGAGGAGGAGATGGAGCGTTACGGAGTGAAATACAGAGACGGCGAGCTGATGACCGAGCGGGTTTATGCAAATCTGTGTAAACTGCCGCCGCAGGATCTGATTTCGATTTTCGGTAATCTATGTGAGTGGCATAAGAAAACCTTTGCCAATACCATTGAATCCGAGTATTTCGAGAAAGGAAGTTCGACAATCGATGTGGACACGCTGAAAACGCTGAACAACATGTCCAGAAGCGTGGACAAAAAAGGATTGTTCCGCCATATGCTGGATGACATCGGTCAAAAACTTTCCAGCGAGGAAGGCTGATATGGAAAGGAAGGTGCGACGTGACGCCGATTCTGAAAGTCCTGACCGAATACTGTGCGCCGTACATCGACGATATTCGGCTCAATGAACTGTCCGTGACCGACCCGCCGCTTTACGCAAGAAAACTCTGGGGGTATCTTTACCCCCAGATGGCGCGGTTCAATATCCCGACAGACATGCCCGAATATCTCTATGGAACAGCACAAAATCCCAAGCTGACCGAACCGCAATTTGCAAGCAGCTCCTACACGGTGCAGACTGACACGACCGAACCGATTGTTGTAAACCTTGGTGCGGATTATATCGGCTATGAGCTGTTTGCCTGCCGGATTCTCACGTATTCGGCAACAGGAACGGTCACCGCAATTCCAACCGACATTGCCCAATATCAGTCAGAAACAGGAACCGTTACCATTGCAGTGGATGCGGAAAATCCGATTGCAAAAGGCACTGTATTTGATTTTGATTTCTACACCGACGGGTATTTTGCAAACGATCTGTCTCCTGGAATTATGACGGTGCTCGGCATGTGCTTTGAGATCGGATGGACCACCCGCTTTGAAAACGATTATCTTTCTTATGTGGACAAGGTGGAGGATCAGTCCTTTTATGAGCAGAACCGGGCAAACCGTATGCGTTCCGGAAATGAGCGCTTGGAGCAGATGGAGCGAAAACTGGCCGGAGCGATGCGACGGTTGGAGCAGGTGGTGTACGAGAAACAAATCAATCCGCCGCAACCGCCGATATAATATCCATTTTCAAGGAAAGGAACAAAACAATGAAACCCTTCGAAATTACAGAACATATGCTGCTCGCCGCAAAAACCTACATCCCAATTGCCGAAAAGCAGGCAATTGCAGAAGCGATTGCGGAAAAATGCTTGGAGGAAGTCTCTGCGCCGCGAGCAAACGCACAGCCATACCGGGCGCTTACGATACCGATGATGGTGTCCGAAAATTTTGTAATGAAACGGCTTTGCCTTGCAAAGGTTTTTCTGGAATATTATTTCGGCCTTGAAACGCCGAATCCGTTTGATGAGGCGGCATACGACAGCTATTTCTTCGGAGACCTGATGTATGAATTGGAGAAATTCAGAAAAAAAGAGCAGACGCGGGACATTTCGGTGCGGATACTGAATGACTATCGGGAGCTTTGCCGCATGGTGGACTGCGTGATCAACCGAGAAAAGCTCAATCACAATGACGCGGCTCTCCGCATGGTGGACGGCTTTTCGGTGATGTTCTCGCCGGAAAATCTGAAAAATATTTCGGCGGCATTGGAGAGAATCAAGGCGGAACAGCAACCGAGTAGAGAGGTGGAGCAGGCGACACGGGAGGAGAACTGAAATGACAGACCCCAACAGCCAATGGTATCCGTATATCCGGGCGCAAAACTCGTATTTCGACCTCTCCGAGGCGGTTCTGATTCCGAAGAAGATCTGTAATTATCTTCTGGACGCTCCGTCGGAGGGCTATGTTCCGCCGGACAATAATCGATATTCCCGCTGCCGGTTCTGGAAGTATCTGTACTATGACAGTGCCAATCCCCTCAATGAACAGCTTCCCAGCATCTCGCAGAAAATGTCGGTGCTGTTTGACCCATCCGCACCGGAAAATCCTCCAACGGCAAAGGGATACCGGTTGATTCCGCAGATATGGACAAAGCCGTCACAGACCGACGCGCAAACGCGGGTATACGTCTATCTCGGCAGAACCGTTCCGTCGCAGGATGATATGAAAATTGCCGTGTCGGTATGCTTTTACATCTGGACGCATTATACCTATGAGCTGAACACGCGCACGGATGCATACAGCCGCGCGGTAGCAATTGAGCAGGCGCTCATAGAGGCTTTTCACGGCGTGAACATGGACGGAATCGGAACATTCTTCATGTCCAAGTCCAAGCACTCGGACTGCGGAAGCAGAGCCGTATACGACGGAGATACAAATGTCGGAAGGGAACTGACATTGGCGTTGGAGCTTGCCACAACCGAGCCGCAAAACGCATCGGATTTTGACAACATGCCGTATCTTTCAACGAACGGAACGATCAGATTGGCGTGAGAAACAGGAGGAACCCATTGTGAAAAAGATTTTCGGCAAAATTCTGATTGGGCAGGATGAATTGGAATATCTTTTGAGCCAGACCTATGAGCTGGGATTTTCCGATGGAGAGAAAATATCAAACGCAAAGCTGCAAAGCAGGGAAACGGCGGAGTTTACCATCAATGGGAAAAATCGATCCTTCCGGGGGACGTGACAATGGGAAGCAGCGAACAGTACATCAAGAACGCCGCGGCATTTGCACAACCGGCAGGAGAAACCCGTACCAATGCGCCGCCGCAGTATGCCGGCAGGCAAAAGCAGTATCTTGCGGAACGTGCCGCATGGTTTGACGCGGAGAGGGCATATCTCTCCAGTGATTACGTGAACGCCGATGTGCAGGGGCTGACAGCCGATTTCTATGAATGGACAAACACAAACATCCGCATGTCGGACATCATCAATCCAAGCGCATCCCTGACACGAAAGAACGATGACGTCAAGCAGATATTGTTGCCGGAGCTGGCGGTGGACTATCTGCCAATCGGCGCAAAAATTCAGGCAATGGGAAGCACGTGGATCTGTATCAATCCATCCAATATTTCCAGCGCACGAGCGACTGCCATCGTATATCGGTGCAATACAGCCTACAACAGCTATGACTGTTATGGGAATGTGGTATCGGAGCCAATCGTGATCGAAAAATCAAATATGCTTGGAAACGACAATGAATCCCCGGAGAATCTGATTCTGATGGACGGCTACTTCCACGTCATCTGCCAACTCAATGACAATACGCGCAGGCTTGGGCAAAATAAAAGAATCATTCTCGGCACCAAGGCCTATTACATCACAGGGTTTACCGATTTCATTCGGGAGTTTACGAATGATCGGGACAGCGTCCATTTACTGGATTTCACCGTGAGAATTGAGGAGCCGACAGAGGCAGACGACATCACCGTCAACTTTATCGCGGGCGGAAATACACAGAGCTTTGAGGCCATTATCAGTGGAGCGGAAAGCGTGCAGGTTGGAGAATTGACAACTTATACCGCCCAGTTCGTCTCAAACGGAGAAACCGTGCATCCCACAGAGGATTGCCCGGTCACATGGGAATGGACTTCATCCGACCCGACCGTTGCCACGGTGGATGTGTTCGGAAACGTGTCCGGCATTGCCGAAGGAAGCGCGCAGATCACCGCGACACTGGCGCAGAATCCGAACGTCAGCGCAGCGGTTCCGATTATGGTGAGCACCGCCGGAATGACCGAAAACGTGTCGTTTATCGGGTATGTGCAGTCCTCCGTGCGGCAATATACCTCTGCGGTATACACAGCGTTTTATTTCCGGAATGGTGAACGGATGCCAAACGGCGTGACATTCAGTTTTTCCGGTGCAGACCCGTCCTGCTATCTGGTTCTGTACGGCACAAACGATGATCTGGCAAATTCCACGGTCAGCGTGGATCTTGGAGACATGCTGCTCAAACAGTACTTTGCCGGGGAAAGCTACAACGGCTCCGAGCTGTCGCTGGATGACGGCGTGCTCTGCCAAACCAGTGACCCGACAAAATACAATCCGGTGCGGACAAAACTGGTTGACGGAGTTCTGTACGCCGTGACAGATGAGCTTGGATTTAACCAGGTCATGATTACGGCGGTTAAACCAAGCCCGGTTCCGCTGACCATTACCGCATCCTATGGAGGTGTTTCCAAGTCGATTATCGTTGATCTGGAGGGATATTGATATGCCGACACAATGCCAATATGCAAAACGGTATCGCACGCACGGTTATTTGGTATGTGCGCGTATGGAAAAGCCGGGGGTGGATTATAGCCTTGCGCAAAACGCATGGACGGCCTTCTGCCTCCATCAGCATCATTGCCGGTATACCGGCCTTTCGGAAAACACCACAGATTTCCGTGATTGCAATATACGGATACAAAAGAGCAGCGAGGAGGCGGAGGGCGTACAGAATGGACAAAACGGAACGCATCCGAAAAATACGCACCGGAGAACCCATTGAAGCGTTCGGCCTGCTGTTTTACCCGATCTCCATGTGGCACTATGAGGAGTATATGGCTTGCGCCGATACGTGGAAAATGCGACTGAGCGCATTGCCTTACCCCTATTGCACAATGGATTATATGAACGCAATGCTTGCGATGGATATGGATGCGGCGCAAAACCAAAAAGGAACAAACGGATACTTTGCCCGCGTACTGAAACTGTTTTCGCTTGCAACCAAGACGGATGGAAACGAGCTGTTGCAGGCAGACAGAATATCGATCAACCGCAACGGCAAAATCCCGCTGATTGAGCAAATGACGGTCATACAGAACGGAAAAAGCACCACCGTTACTCCCGGACAGTTTGCGGCGATTCGCAGGATCGTTGCAGAGCAAAACGGGCTGGAGTTGCCTGATGAAGCGGACAATGCGGATTTGGCTGAACAACCTCGTTTGACTACGGGAGATTCCAGATTCAAGGAAAAATTCAATATGGATGATATGATTTCTTCCGTTGCCTATCTGTCGCACGTCCGGGATGTGGAAATTCTCGATTGGACGGTGCGGGAATTTGAGAATCGGCGCAGGGCGATAGACAGGGACAAGCATTACATGCTCTATGCGTCGGCCGAGCTTTCCGGGATGGTGAAGTTTCCGGACGGAAATCCGGCGCAGTCCTGGCTTCTGGACACGATTGACACCCACAAGGGCACTGTCCCGCTTTCAAAAATCGCCCAGAATATGGGCATACAAAACAAAAAGGAGAGTAAAAAATGACTGCTTTTAACTTCGGAAATCCGAACCTGTTCGTCAAGGGGCAGGTAGAACAGATCATGCGCGACCCTGCCACGGGAAATATCATCGCGTATGACAACCTTTCGTCCGACGGTGCAGTAAACTATACGTTTAATGCACAGGAAATCGCAGCCGGGTTTGGCAATGGACTGGCCGCTATTATCCCGGATACCACCCGCCTGACCGGCACCTATACATCGCAGGGCTTCTCACTGGTACACCGCGCGCTGGTGACCGGCGGAACGCTTTCGTATAACGCGGTAGTTCCGGTATGCGAATCTGTTACCGTTTCCTCCGGGACTGCGCTGACAGTTACCGGTACCCCGTCGAAAGAGTACGGACAGCCCGCTTCTGACACCAACGTATGGTGCACCGTGAGGGAGAGCGGCGTGGCGCAGTATTCCGGCACGAATTATGGGATTGATCCCGACACCAAGACGGTTGTCGGATTTTCTGCGGTGGCCGGCAAGACATATGAGGTTTTCTATTTTTCCGAGAATGCCTCTGCACAGGCGCTGGCCATTCCGGCCGCCGGAGCGCCGGCTGTTGTACATCTGACGCAGAAATACGGTATATACGCCAAGCAGAACAATTCGATTACCCAGTCCACTCTGTGGGGATACCTGTACCTTGTTGTCCCGAAGGCAACCCTGAACGGGGACGCCGGAATCGACGGCAACCAGACCACCAACACAACCACCCAGTTTGGCTGGAGTGCAATCACGGATGACAGCTTGCCCGGAATGGTTTGCAACGATTGCGCCGCGCCGATTTCCAACATGGCCTATTATGTGATTGTACCCTGCGCAGGCTCTACCTCGCAGGTGCAGGCGCTTGTGGTGGTTGGCGGTGCTGTGACGGTTGGTACGTCAGAGACCGCACAAATTCCTGTGAAGTATCTGATGCCTGACGGCTCCACCGTTCAGCCGGTTTATACCGATCTCTCTTATGAATCGGATAACAATTCCACTGCTACGGTGAATGAGAACGGGCAGGTGACGGGTGGAAGTTCGCCCGGAGAGGCTGAAGTGACCATTACACTGACCCGATCTGGATTGTCTACATTGACCACGTATTGTAACGTCACTGTATCGTGACATTTTGACATTTGCGCCCGGGGCGCGGGCATTCATTGTATGCTCGCGTCCCGTTTTCAGGAGGATGCATGATGGAAGATTTTTTGGAGTTTACCGTCACGGAAATTGGTCTGCAAGAGGACGTTGACAAAGCGTTATCCGGCATCGATTCAGCAATTGCTCCCGCCCTTGAAGATGTTGGAAATGGCATGATAGAAAATCTCCAGCGGCATATTCAGGAGGACTGGTACGAGCCGTGGGGACCTCCAAAAATGTACCAAAGACGGACGGACAATCCCTCTCTTGGCACACCGCTTGGAAGTCCGGCAAATATGGATGTTTCGGTGTCAGGGCGCAGTCTCACATTCTCGTATGATCCAACCGGGGATCACGAAAATCCTGACTGGAGCACCGTGAACGGGGATGTTTTGATTAGAATCATACAGGAGGACGATGGGTGGAAGTATCCGCCCTCTGTGGATCAAAAAGGTAGAATGATATTCCCGCGCCCGTTCTGGGATAACTTTGTGCGCGAGCAGGAAGCGCATGGGATTATGGAACGGTTTACCGCCGCCATGCGGAATGCGAAAGACCCGTTTGTCGTTGTACCGGAAGGCGGAGCAATGGATGTTATCGGGATGGACGAATCATTGTTAAGCCCGCAGATCGCCCCGTTTTAGATTTAGGAGGAATACATGGCAAAAATCATATTGAACGTGGAGCTGAAAAGCGCGAATGTTGATGCGCAGCTCAAAACCCTGAAAAGCGGAATCGACAGCGTTGCGCAATCACTGAAAAATATAACTGTCAATAAGGATTTGACCGCGCAGCTCAACGCGCTCACCAAGTACTACAATGCAGTTGCAAGTGCGGCGCAAAAGGCAACCACTGCCACCGAAAAGCGGCAGCTTGCCGAGCAAAGGCTGGCAACCGAGGTTGCGCGTACAAATACGCAGCAGGCAAAATATGCGGCGCAGGTGGAAAAACTGAATCAAGTGCACCTGAAATCCGTCAACAATGTGGATCGTTTGCAGAAGCAGTACGCCTCGTTGCTGCTGACCATGAAGAACGCCAGCAAAAATTATCCGCGCGGTACGTTTACTGACTACACCAAGCAGGTTACAGATAATCTGAACGCTGTCAAAGCACTGAACGCGCAGATCGCCTCACAGAACGGCAATATCATGCCGGAGCAACAGAAGCAGCTTGAGGCTCTGTCCGCGCAGTTCTCCAAATTGTCAACAGAAATCGGGACCGTGCGCGCCGAAGGCAAAAAGGCAGAAACTCAGTTTGGCAGCATGGTTACCGGGTTCATGAAGTGGACGGCAGCGGCAACCCTTGTGATGCAGGCCATTAACCTCATAAAGGCCGGGTTTGCCAGCTTGAATGAAACGTTGGTCAACACCGAAAAACGGGTGATTGCGATTCGACGGGTTCTGAATGAGGACATTTCGAGCACAAACATCTCGAATGATCTTTACAATCTGGCAATTGAGTATGGGCAGACCTTTGACAATGTTGCGGATATTGCCGAGAACTTTGCAAAGACCGGCATGGATTGGACGGAAAGCATTCAGGCAGCCGAAGCCGCGCTGCTGGCTTTGAACGTTGCTGAATTGGATTCCGAAGATGCCAGTGAGGGGTTAATTGCCATTATGGTGCAGTTCGGGAAAGAGGCCAGCGAACTGACGGATATTATTGACAAACTCAATAAAACAGCCGACCGATTCCCGGTTTCCACCGAAGAAATCCTGCTTGCGCTGGAAAAGACCGGTTCTTATGCCAATCAGGCAAAGATGTCGTTGGAGGAAACCGTGGCGGTGATTACTGCACTCTCCAGTGCGACCAATGCCAGCGGGCAGCAGTTGGGCACGGCGATCAAGTCTTTACTTGCCTATACGACAAGGAGTGCGTCTCTGGATACATACGCTGCGCTGTCGCCGGAAATGGCGGCGGTTGTAGAGGAATACCGCAAGGGAGCAGTATCCATTCTTGAGGTATGGGAAGGTCTCTCCAACGAAATGCAGCACCTGACAAAGGAGCAGGGAGACATGCTTGCCCAATACGCGGAAAGTGCGGAGGGGCAGGCACTGGAGGATGCGCTCGGCGAAGAACTTGGAGAGGTCTATGACGATATGACCGGCGTATACGACACTGCCGGAACCTATCGGAAAAACTACTTCATTGCATTGATGAGTAATTTCAATGAAGTGTCCGAGGCGCTGGAAGAAATGAAAGGAGCGCTTGGATATTCCCAAAAAGAAAATGAAGCTGCATTAGAAACCTATGAGAAGAAATTAAATTCTCTAAAGGCACAATGGGAAAAACTGGCTAATGATGAACAGGGCTTTCTTGCCTTCAAAAAGGGGCTTATTGATATTGGTAGCTCCATATTAGACGTTGTGGAAGCAGCCGGAGGGCTTGGTGATGCACTTGGACGTATTGGAATGTTAGTAGCATCCATTGCAATGGGACTTACCGGAGTTGGTCTTATTGTTGCAGTCCCGGAAATTCTAAAAATTATTGATAACATGCACTGGCAGAAAGTTGCAGAAAATATAAGTGAAGGTGCAGCAAATTTAGAAAAACTGTCTGTAGATTTAGAAGCAGTGAAGAATCAGTATGATTCTTTATCTGAATCTGTCACCAAGTACAGAGACATTCTCGCCAACAGTAATTCCACGGAAGATGAGAGAGAATCTGCGCTGGAAAGCCTGAAAAAAATTCAAGATGATCTAATTGATAGCAATGAAGAATATGCGGAATCTCTTGACTTAATCAATGGTAACCTTGACGATCAACTCGAAAAATTAAATCAGATCGAAATTAAGGAAATTCAGAATACGATCAAAGAGTTCAACGAGGAAAATGCCGATGCAGCTTTGTCAGCTAACAAATTTTTGACAAAACGAACAAAAACATTTGCGTTTGATGAAGGCATGGATCTTTATGATCAAGATAGAGAAGGATATGGAACACTCTATGATTATTTGAACGAAAATCCCGCTTTGGAGCAATTCGGAGTTCGTGGAGATGGACACTTCAACGACTGGTGGAAATGGTTTGGCTTTGCTATGGGAACAGCCGATACGTTGCATGCGTCACTGAAATCATTAGATGATGAAGGCTATACCATGGAAGAATGGCTGAAAATTCTGGAGCAGGTGAAAACGCAGATTGAATCGGATCAATCCATCACCAGCGATTCGGAAAGAGAATATTTGCTTGCCAGCGTACAGGATGCCATTAACCAGATTATCGGCGACGAGGGAACATATTCCGATGCCATGAAATTTCTGTATGGGGATAAGGAATCGGACGTGTTTACGGAATGGCTGTCGAAGGAACAGCGCGATATTATTGCAAATGGTACCGTTGAACAGTTTGAAGCGATTTATAAGGAATTTCTGGAAAGTATCAATGAAGCAGAAGAAGAAACGGATGGGCTAACCGAATCAACCGAAAAATTAGAGAACTCCATTACTGCGGTTGCAGACAAATACGATGAAATCGTAAGCAAAATGAAGGAACTGCGCAGCGAAAGCCAGAAGGCCTTGGAAATTGAGCAGGCCAGACAGGATTTGCTCAACAAAGCCAATGGGGAAGTGCAAATCGCACGTGTTGTGAATGCAGAGACAGGTCAGTTTGAACTTCAAGTCAACCGGGAGGTGAGCAAGGATGCTCTGGAAAACGCGGAGGACGCCGCTTTTGAAGAAATTTATATGGAATTGGAGAGCGGCGAAGCAACCAATCAAAGTATCCTTGACATTCTGGATACTTGGGACAAGGCTGGCCTCCCGGAAGAAAGCATTGAAAGCATCAAAGACCTTATCTTGCAGGCTACCGGGGTTGATCTTGACAAACCCGTCCTAAAGGATGGCGTACCGGTTTATGATAACGGCGGAATCCTGAAAGGCGTAGGCGGTATCAAAGCCACCGAAAAAGACGAACTGGTGCTGCCTCCATGGTTGACCGAGCAGATTCTGCGCCCGATTCCCTACGCGGAAACGCAGGCGGCGGTCGAGCGCGCAATGATGGAAATGATCAAGCCCATCATCCCGCCCCCAAGCGTCGGAATGGTTTATACCTATCAGGGAGGGAATACGACAAGAGATAGCTATAACAACACCGATAACCGTAACTTTTATATTAACGGCGTTCCGATTCCTGCCCGGACAGCGGAAACGCATACATTGTTGGAAATCGTTGAGGGAATGTCCCTCGTCTGAAACACAGAAAGGAATTTTGAGCTATGGCATTGTTTCAACCCTCCAATATCACACCATCCTCTTTTGCCGGAATCGGAGGCGGCGTGGTTGCCGCGAGCAGCCTTGTCAGTGTCACATGGCAGATCAACGGAAATTCCCCCATGACCGGCTTTCGGATTCAGATATTGGATGTAGACGATTCAAACACACAGGTGCATGACACCGGATACATTGCAAGCGGACAGCAATACAGCACGGATGCACAGGGCAATCCCGCATTCTACTCCTATGAGCCTTCCGGCGCGACTTGGAGTTCATGGGGGCTTACCGATGGCAATTCCTATTTGCTCAAAATCACGCAGTATTGGGGAAGTGGGCAGAGCAACTTTGTGGAGCAGTATTCGCCTTCGCATTTTATCACCAGAACAGCTCCAAGCCTTACCATTACTGATTTTGTGAAGCCGGTGGCAACCATCAGCCAAACCTTTACCGCGTCTTATATGCAGGCGCAGGGTGACCCGATCAATTGGGTGCGCTGGCAATTTGCAAGTGTGGTGAACGGCACAAGAGAGATGATTGATGATACCGGTGAGATCAATACCAGCGTGCTTTCCTATACAGCCGACGGGATGCAGAGCGGGAGTACATACGCAATCAACTGCATTGTGGAAACCTCCAGCGGCGTTGTAACGCCGGACATTTGGCAGGAATTTACAGTATCTTACACAGATGCCGAGACAAGCGGCGGTCTCTCAATTGATTGTTCGGATAAAGTATCCAATCTGTTGGAGTGGAACCAATTTGCCGATTATTCCAGTATCCCCGGAACTGCCGAGGGCAGTATCAATTATGCCGATGATGGGTTGAGTTTGGGAGAAAGTGCCTCGGTAACGTGGAATATGCCGGAGAACGGAATAGAAGATCCATATGGGTTCGGATGGAAGGGTGTTGTAAATACCAATAATCTGCTATCGTTGCAAACTAAAATAGATACAGTTATTCCGAACGGTATATCCGTATTACGATATAGTCCTGATGGAAGCTATCGTTTTGTATGGAGACAGGTTTCCACCTCGACCGAACAAAGCGCATATATTGTTTTCGGGAACACGCTTTTGAGTATTGGCGATGATATAGAACCTTCGTTCATTGTCACAGACGCTTCATTTTCGCCAGACAATTCATGCTTTGCTGTTGCGTGTTATAATCAAGATACTAATGAATCATATATGCGTTTATATAGTATTCGCAAAATATCTGGCGTAATTCTTCCCAATATTTCTTTGGTGAGCCAACAACGAATTTCTCTGCAACAAAGTTTTGGCATATCTTTTAGTCCTATTGGAGACCTGCTGGTATGTACCACATATGACCAGATGGTTGTCTGGAAAGTCAATACATCTCTAAATCCATCTGATGATGGATATTTAGAAAGCCAATATTCCTATGTGGATAATTATTCAGATAAAGTTCGATTTAATTCTAATGGAGATAGGGTACTGGTTTTTAAGTATGATGCAACTGGATTTGGAACGACCAGTGTGTTATTATATTCAGTCAACGATACAAACATTACCAATTGGACATATCAGGAAATTGCAATGAGAGATAATGAGTCTGCTTTTGATGCATTTTTTGATGGAAACGGTAATATTGTCATAGTTGGGGTGTCTGGGTATATACAGGTTTTTTCACAATCCGGGAGTTTTCTGTCAACAAATAATCAATTGGTCGGTGGCATCAATACTACCGGTGCAGCTATGTCTCCAAATGGAGAGTTATTATTGATCTCCATTTCCTACGATGACAGATTAGGGACATTGAAGGGATTTCGGCAAAATGGTGTAAATTATCAACTTGAAGCGAACTACAATGCAGACGATACATCGTTTGTGGAATTTTCCCCATTGGGTACGAAGTTTGAATACGGAACATTTAATGGGGAAGTGTGGAGTTCCAGTATTGAAAAAGTTGGATCAAGGTTATTTTTATATGGAAAGGGAGATAGCAACCATTCGGCAAACGCCATTCGCCTGATGATGAATGGGGCAGAAATATCCCTTTCAATTGCCAAAAGAGCTTCGTCCGGCGGTACCGGCGTTGAGTTTTATGAAGCAAGCATGAGCATTATGGATTTGATTGAAACGGACGTTTTACTGGAGCAGAACGCACAAGTGGACGCTGTTATTTCCATCCGTGGTCAATCCGGTTCAAATGTAAGTCTTATCGGGTATTTTCCAAATGGAACTTCCAAACTATCGGCAATATCTCCGACACTTACGCCGGAGGAACTCCCGGAAATTGCTACAGTGACCTTGTATGGAGCGCAGTTCTGCCGTTGGCTGACCTTCTCAAAAAACCCAAATGTATTGTATAATTACAACTATGTGCCGCCGGATTGGGAGGATGGAACAACCCTGCTACTGACGCATTTTGACTGGAATACATTGGACGCGGGTAATGTTGCGCCGGACAATTTGAGCGCGGACCTGTACCGTGAAAATCTGAATGACGGAACGTTGGAAAAACTATTCTCGGTTCCGGCGGATGTTTCCAAGCTGCGGGATTATGGATGGATTACAGGGCAGGAATATCGCTACATCATGTACAATGTGGAGGATGGTACCTATTCGGCTCCGATTGCGTCCGAGAGTACCTGCCGCGTTTCCAAGGCATATATCCTGCTCGAAGCCTCACAAGACACGGAAAATCCGAATGCGTATCATGTCGTGAGATATTGGCGATTCTCGAACAATATTTCCAGCGGAGCAGTCAGCAACAACAACTCGCCCAATTTTCAAACCAACTTCACGCGGTACCGACTGCCGCAGCCGGCAACCAGAATGGGACGGAGCGGAACCCTGCAAACTTTGCTGTCCAATGTCAATCCCTATACCAACCGATATGCCGATACCGCGCAGGAGATGAAGGAACTGTTTGCCGCCTCTGCAAGCCGGAATCAGTTTTTCCTGAAGGATATGAAGGGAAACCTGTATATGATTCAGATTTCCGCCCCGGTTACACAGACCATTGATGAAAAGTCTACTGCCCAACATGTTACAGTATCGCTTTCATGGGAGGAGATCGGAGACTGTACGGGGGTATCCCTGATACAACTTCCGACAGATGATGGATGGGGGCTGATAGACAACAGCGGTATTCTGTCCGTCAGACTGTATGTAGACCTGGATACCGGCCTGTTAATGGCGCAGTATCCGGAGGGATATACGGCAACACAGTTTTCGGTCACACAGAACACGTCCGATACGCCGGTTGACGCAATTGTATTGAGCGCCTTCACTGACAGCTCGTATGAGCAGCCCGAATTTGTGTTGGACGATGGCCGCCTGTATGTATCGATTCAAACGCAGAACTGAAAAGGAGGGAACAGATATGTCTATTCTGGATGACAGCGATCAGCTCAAGCGCGCACTCAAGCCCATCATTCTGGATATTATCAAGAATGATTCCGACTTCAAGTCCTGCTTTCGTGTATACAAAGCCACGGTAGTATCTGTGCCAAGCACTGTCCTTGGAGTGACCGGATGCCTTGTCAAAATTGCAGGGGATGAGAATACAATGTGGCTGCCGTACACTCCTGACGTTGCAGATGTGTCGGTTGGAGATGCGGTCTGGGTTGCCGTGATCTTCAACTCATGGCGCAACGCCATTGTGTGGCAGAAAATTGATTTTTCGTGACTGGAGGGAGAAGCACATTGACAAATCGGTACGCACAGTATCTCCAAGCACTGAAAAGCGGGAAAGGATTTCAGAAGCTATCAAAGCTGGAATTCCTCCAGCCGGACGGTTCCGTGGCGTTTTCGCTTGGAAATACCTTCAAGCGGGGCTATATGACAACTCATGATTCCCGTGCCTTTATTCAAGGAGGGACATTGAACGTCTCCTTGCAGAACGGTGAGCGCAGAAAAGCCACTGTAACACTTGCCAATCTGGACGATGCGTTCGACTACAACATCAACAAAATCTGGTTCGGGCAGCAGGTAAGACTTCTGATGGGATTGGTGTTGCCGGACGGAACCGACTTCTATCTGCCGCAGGGCGTTTTCTACATCAAAGATCCGCAAGCCGTCTTTCAGCCCGATTCCCGAACAGTCACGTTTCCGCTGGTAGATAAATGGAACTACCTCAATGGCAGCTTGTTCGGAACGTTGGAGGCAAACTATGTTGTAGCAGAAGGTCAAAATATCTTCGACGAAATCAAAAAGATTCTGACCTTCTCCAAAATCAATCTGACTTCCGCCACAACCGATCCGCAGTTGCAAATTGACAGTACCGCGCCGGTATTCACGGATTATTACGATGACAAAACCTACTCGGCGACGAACAGCGACGGCTCTATTACATCGGATATTCCGATGCTGCAAACGCCATATTCCATCAGGGAGGCATCCGGCGGTACATTCGGCAATCTGGTTCTCACGATGAATGACCTGATTGCCGGTATCATCGGATACGACCAGACCGGCGCGCTGCGGATTGAGGCATCACAGGATGACATCTTTGATGAGGAGAAGGCCGTGCTTTGGAGCTTTACTCCAAACAACAGCCTGTTGTTCAGCATATCGGAGACGCAAAAGAACAGCGAGGTGTGCAACCAAGTGCTCGTTATCGGGGAAGGGAACTCCGGGGAGATTGTGTGGGCTTCGGCGGAGAATTATGATCCTGCAAGCGATACGAATATCAATATCATTGGCCGGCGGCCTTACAAGCTGGAGGGGGCAACCTTTTGGAATGTGCAGCAGTGCGTGGATCTGGCAACATGGAATCTGAAGCGAAAGACGATCCTGCGCAAGTCCGTGTCCATTCAATGCCAGCAGATGTTCCATCTGATTGAGAACGGTCTGGTATCGATTGTACGGACGGACAAGCAGGAAAGTCCGGTGGAGAAGCATGTTATTCAATCGTTCAGCTTGCCCATCGGGGAAACCGGCGCGATGTCCATCACTGCCGTCAGCGCAAACGATATTCCGCAATTCACATCAACGACATCTTCGGGAACGGCTTAAAAAACAAAAATAAATACTGAAACTGTAAAGGAGAAAAAACAATGAACTGGCAAGAAATCATCATCAAAATCATCACTATGGTGCTGGGAGCACTGCTTTCCTACGCGGTCGCGCGACTTTCGTCCATGATCAATTCCAAAATCAAGGACGAAAAGCTGCAAAGCTGTCTGCAAACCTCACTGCAAATTGTTACCGGCGCGGTCAAAAAGACCTATCAGACCTACGTGGATGGCATCAAGGGAACCGATGCGTGGACAGCAGAGGCGCAGAAACAGGCCCTTACAATGGCGCTGGAAACCTGCAAATCCGAGCTTTCCGACGACTTTAAGAAGTACATCACAAGCCACTTCGGCGACCTTGACGAATGGCTGACCTCGCAGATTGAAGCGGCGTTGTATGACGTGAAACAGGCAAAAGCATCTTGACAAACCGCCCCCTCCATGCTATAATGAAAAGGCCGTCGGGATTTTCCCGGCGGCCTTGGAGATTGCCATAACGGTGGCGGTTGTTTCCCTTTGAACACATCTTGGGATGTCGAACATCTTTTGCCTTCCCCATATACAGGGGGAGGCGATAGAATGGCGTATGTCACATGGAACGACCTGCTGCAGGTTGTGACACTTGCATTTGTAATTCTGTCCTGCTACATCAATAGCAAAAAAAGATAACCGCCCGTACCCTTAATACAGCGGTTATCTTTTCCGCGTGAGGGGAGCAACCGTCATCGGCGATCTCCTCGTATTTTATTATACATCAAATCTATCTTTATAAAGCGCATTTCTGATTTCTTCCAACAACTCTAATTTTTTTGCATAATAAAAGAACGGGAGCATTGCAATTAGTCCAATTAAAAGGCAAACAATAGCTACCAATATGAAGACAAAATCATAATGAATAACCCACCTCCCAATATATGTATTCATAGTAAAGCCGGTTATCAGTGCCGCAATAGCCATCAAGCATCCTAATACCAAAAATGCGATCCCAATTCCACGTAAAATTTTGGGTATTGGCGTTGGTTTTAAATTTGCAACCAAATGTCGTGTGCTTGATGATTGAGGTGTACTCTGTTGTGAATATACCTGATTCGCCGGGTAGGGTGTCTGCTGCGGTTGGTAGGTGCTTTGGCTTGGTGTAGAAACGTAGCCATGATTCTTTCTCTTTTTTGGTTGCTTCGGTTGTTTTGCCTTTCTTGACCCAAGCCCTCCAAACTGGCTTTCTTCCCATCCCATATTCTTTCCCTCACTTTCTACGATTGTTGGATTTGTAAAATAGTTACATTGAGTTTATTTTAATATTAATATTTATCTACAAAATACATATCGGTTTAATTATACCTTTACTTCTATTATTTGTCAATATATTTTGACAAAATTTGCGGAGAAAAGTTTTCGACAAAAACAGACATTCCGCTTGTTCTGCGGTCTCCCAAAAAACTATTGACTTTTTCGGTTCCCTATACTATAATTTATGTAGGGAGAGAGAGGAGAACTGAAAATGGTTGAGTACTATATTTCGTCAACGAAATGCTCTATCCAAGAGCGAAAAACAAAAAAGCACGGCACCGTATATGACGTCGTGTTTCGTATCGTAACAATGGATGGGAAGGAAATACAAAAGAAATTATCCGGGTTTTTAACAAAAAAAGCTGCCAAAGAAGCTCATGCAACCTTTATCACCGATAAATGTACGCTGGTGAAAAATAATCCCATTAAAAAGAAATCTCAAGAAACAATCAAATTGGTTCCGACAGTAGCCGATCTCATACCAAAATATATTTTATCTCTCCATAATCAGAATAAAGACAGCTCAATATATGGGAAAATTCGACTGTACAATTCAATCATCATTCCGATGTTGGGAGAGTGCAAAATAACAGACTTGACAAAAGAGAGGCTGTACCAATGGCAGGATGAACTGTGGTCATCCCAAAATCCGGCTACAGGGAAAAGCTATTCGACAGAGTATCTGGAAAGGATACGGGGGCACTTCGGGGCTTTTTTGTCATGGTGCGAAAGCCGCCATGGATACCCGAACCATCTGAAGGAGGTTGCAAAGCCCAAAAAACGCATTTCCAAAACCAAAATGCAGATTTGGACAAGAGAGGAATTTGAGAAGTTCATCGCGGTTGTGGACAACCCCACACATCACACAATCTTTACCATGCTGTTTTTTACCGGGAGGCGCAGAGGGGAGGTTCTGGCGCTCCACTATGATGATGTACAGGAGAACCAGATTATTTTCAACAAGACCTATACGAGAAAGACCATAGACGGCTCGCCATACAAAATCACAACATCCAAAAACGAAAAAATCGGAGCGACGCCCATTTGCCAGACGTTAAAGGATGAACTTACCCGGTATCAAGGTCAGATGCCATTTTTCTTTGGGGGAGAGAAACCAATCCACGAAAATACGATTTCTCACGCATTTGAATCTTACATAAAAAAGGCCGGGGTGAAAAGGATCAGAATGCATGACCTTCGGCATTCGTTTGTATCTATGCTGATCCATTTGGGCGCAAACTTTATGGTAGTTGCCGATCTGATCGGCGATACCGTGGAGCAGGTGACACAAACATATGGGCATGTTTATGATAGCGATAAATTCAGAATTATCGAAATGCTGAACTGATTTTTTTAGTAACAAAATCAGTATTTCTAAAAGGTATATTGGCACATTATTTTTATTATAATGTTACTAAATTGTTTCTACGCCGAAAAATATACTATATATTGATTATCATACAACTATATAATACAATATATTGTGTTATGGAACCTCCAATTGTCTCCACCAGTATACAGACGGCCCCTGAAATTTGGCAGAATTGCTGAGTTTCAGGGGTTTTGTTTTATGCTTTTTGTGTGATATAATGCATTTTGTGCTATATAAAACTAATTAAAACACCTAAAATGTTACTATTTTTGTTGCTAAAAGTTTCCGATAAATTTTGTCCATCATACGAATCGGGACAGACGGGGCAACTACCAAATAACGCGCCGATCTCATGTGATCAGCGCGTTATTTTTGTATCTAAAATTGTTGTTGGAGCGTTGCACTCTATCGGATAAGTTCGATAAGAGGCTCAAATTAAGGATACGGTTATGGACGCTCTGCGCGATGGTGCGCCATAATAACCTCATCCGTGATAATCTGATATATTTTGGAACTATCGGTATGAGACCACGGCGAGCCGGAACGATGCGTGATCTCGACAAGCTCCCGAGCGGAGTATCTCCCATATTTTTCAATTGTCTGATTGATCGATTGGAGTTTTTCAACTCCATCTTCCGCAAAGAGGATTCTGCTTCTTGCCGGCAATTCCGTTACCTCGGTTTGCACATCGCGATCTGTGTCAAGCTCTAACTCGTTTAAATATTGATACCCGCTCCCTTTGTAGGTTTTATACACGCTTTCGACAATGGGACCATGCCTGAAGGCATAAATTTGATCTTCAAATAGGCGTTTCGAGCGTGTACACAAATAATCCGCATACGAAAAATACACCAGCTTTTGTACAGAAAGATGCGTACATTTTATTTTCGTGAGAATGTATCTCGCAACGTCAATCCCGGATAATACCCTGCTTTTCTTTATTTTTGAGGAAAAATCCTCTGCCGACTTGGTGCAAACAACATTCTCAAAGAACGGATCATATTCTGCAACCGACGCCCATGTGTCAGATTTTGTTTCGATCAGGTGGGACGACAAAGGAACATCTTTACCACAGCGCTTCTGGATGCTTTGGATGATTTTTGAGATGGATTCGGAATTGAGCAGGGAGGCCTCTGTAATATCCAATGCAACACGAGTGCCATCTGTATACGAACTGCTCATAATAATATAATGCTTAACCATCGATGATCCCTCCTTCCTTGCTTTCTTTTTCCCAATCGGTATATCCTTGCTTGTATTTTTTGTGGGATGCAAAATTACCACTGGCATCACATTGATTCCATATTTGCAGTTCCCACGGGAATGACTGATTATCTTTTTTAAAGTAGAGATGAACAGCTTTATAATCAAGTTTTGTTGAATCAATACATTTGCATTTGGCCGGATAAAATTCCTCAATAAACTTATGAATTTCTTTAAATGTCAAAGTGGCTCCTAAAAGGATTCTAATACCAAACAAGTCATTGATGCATTTGATGATTGGAACTTTTCCATATTCGTGTGTCTCGGTTTTATAGCTTTGAATCTTATATTCTATTGAATTTTGCGTTTTTACACGAGCAGTCACTGGATATGAACAGACTTTTGAAAGCTGTAATGTAATTCCCACATTATGTTCATTTAAAAACTGAACATAACTCATGATATTTTTATATATCGTTCCGTTTACTTCAACATCAGAAATCTGATGCTTTTTTAAGTTTATTTTGGCACATGTTCCTTGTATCCATTCCTCTGTAATTTCGGTATAGACCGATTGGATGTAATCTATCAATTTTTTTAGTTCTTCAAAAACATATTCCAAAACATACTCCCTATACATCAAAGTGTATTTGTGACCTTCACCCCGGTTGGAGTGTAAAAAATGTTAAACGTCTTATATCAGGAGAAATGCTAAAATCAATATTGTCACGACAAAAATTCACTGTTATTATATGTAATATCATAACACAAATATATTAAAATTTCAAGCGTATCCTAAAATCTTTTAATTTTATAGTAAAATATACAAATTTATAAATCATTTATTGTGTATATCATTTATTTTCTGTATATTAAACACTCAAAATTAAATAATACAAAAAAGTCCATGGGCTCGGCACATCTCGTATGGGTGAGATGGCTTACTGCCATGGACAAATTAAAACATTTCAATTCATCCACGTTTAATCTGAATGAAGAAATATACCACCAAAATGGTACAATACTATTATATACTAAAGCAAGAAAAATGTCAACCCACAAATCAAATTTTCCAAGTTACTCTTTATGCAGAGGCAAATTCTCGTTCGATATATTCGGCACCCTCGTTTCTGAAATCCTCCAAGGAAACGTATTGTTTATCGGCTGCGTTGGTCAATATCAGAATCTTCGTTTTGAGTGCTGTATACTTAATTTTTTTCTCCTTAATCGTTAGTATCATTCATTTTCAGCATCTTCTCAAACATATCCAAATAATCGTCCTGCTTATCCTCTGGTAGCTTATTGAAGCGCTCGAGGATTTCTTTTAGCTTTTCTGTCTGGTCGGGATTCAGATTTAACCCATAAGGATTGCTGGGAATATTATCTGCTTGGTCTTGTGATTCTCCGGTACTTTTTCCCAGCAAAAAATCTACAGATACATTGAAATACTCTGCTATTTTGTAGAGCAAAGGCTCTCTCGGCATTCGCCCCTTTTTCCACCATGTTACTGTTCCAGTGGAAAGTCCCAACTTTGCAGCTACCGCATTGGGGGACTCTCCTTTTTTTGCGCATAACTTTATAAAATTATCGTAAAACATATTTCCTCCAATATAAAAAAATTCGCACAATTCGCACATCTAATTATTGTGCATGATGCCGATTTTAAGAATATTGCGATTTCATTGTTGACATATTGCGAATTGTGCGATATAATATAGACATCGGTAGTAGTTAGAACTACTATTAAACAGACGGAGCTCGCCGCTCAATACAAAAAATCCGCTCTTGATTCCGAAAACGAAAACAGGTAGTTTCAGGGCATTACAAAAGCTCTGAAATTGTCGGTATAGACAAAAACATTGTAGAAAAATATCAAATATTCACAAAAAACCTTGTAAAAAGTGCTTCTACAATTATATGATTTCATGTGATATACTGTTTGTGGAGTTTAGAACGGCGATTGATCTGAATTAAAATTTGGCGCGCAGCTCAACGACCTTGCCGATGATTTCAACGGGAAGCTCTTGAACCTGCTTTGGCGTGAAAAACATTGGCTCGTATACAGGATTGGTGGAAATGAGCATCATGCCCTCCGGGGTTCGTTTCACTTTCTTGCAGGTTGCTTCATCGCCATTGATTCGCACAATCGCAGTTTCACCGGATTCAATCGTCTGCTGAACACGTACAATCACAATGTCTCCATTGCTGATTTTTGGTTCCATGCTGTCTCCATGAATCCGGAGAGCAAAATATTCTCCTGTGCTTGCCATTTTCTCGGTAATCTCTTCCCAGTCGTCTGGATCATCGCTGTCATAATTCTCGATTGCAAGAATCGGTACTCCGGCAGCAACATTCCCGTAAACCGGGATGCGGACGCCCGGCCTTCGGGTAGATTTCGGTTCTTTCTCGTCCGTCTTTCCGAGCAGATAGTCGACCGTCACTCCGAAATAGTCGGCAATTGCTTGTAAGGATCTCGCATTTGGAGATTTTCCATTTTTCCAATGAGTTGCGGTAGCGTTTGAAAATTTTAGCGCTTTACATACTCCGTTAGGCGTTTCACCCTTAGATTCGCAAAGATTTTTGAAATTTTCCCAAAACATATACAACTCCTTTAATAATTCTACCTAATTTTAGATTGTTGCATTTGTACAATCGCACAAATCTAAAAAAAATTAGATTATCATATTGACATCTACCCAAAGGTAGTGTATAATATACTTGTCGGTAGAGATTAGAACCATTTTAACACAAAAAAAGAAAATTGTCAAGAAAGAAGGGGGGACATGCGAATCAAAAAATCGAAAAAATATATCGGGTTTTCCGATGAAAGCGTCAGAATCGGAACTGCCGTAGATTATCTTCTGCGGAATGTGCCCGGACTGGCAGAACGCCTTTCAACGATCCCGGAAGAGCAGCGAATCTCCGCGGCGTGCAGCTTGTGGGAACTGAAATGGGATACCGAAAAGTTGGGGGAGTACCCCGGAGATATAACCGCTGTTGCCATGCGGCTTTGGCTTCCAACGCAAATCGGATTGGTTCGCTGGCTGGAAATCCTGCACCTGAAGCTATACAATCCCAGATTGCGGCGAAAAATGCGGAAGCTGTACATGACAGACGAAGAATTTACAGCGTCGCTTAAGGGCTGGGGTTGGGTGCCCCTCTGGATGTCTCTTCCTGATAATAGCGCAAGTCGCTCGGAATGCTGACATTGTATTCTATATCGCCTTCCGATGTATTCAATTTGATTTTTGCATCTTTCCCGAATTTATAATTAAATTTTCGTTCTACCACCCCAAAAATAGTTTTGGTGCTATTAGGGTCAATAGGTATCATGGTCATCTTTTCCCTTGGGTTTTGTCCAAGCTCCATTTTGGGCTCTTTGATTTCAAATACACGTTCTCGGTCAATCAGGTAGATTTCCCGAATGTAAAAGGCTTTTGCTGTATTGTTGACAATAGAAAGCGTTATCCAATATGGAAGTGTGTTCCAAATTGTTTTCGTGTTCCACTCCATATTTTCCATCTTGAAATCAAGTGTCAAAGTCTTTTTTGAAAGTTTATTGGAAAAGTAAGATCGGAACCACACAAAGACTTTTTCGAGAATGTCTAAAATATTCATTATTATACCTTTCGTATTCGAGAAAAGAACTGCGTGAAGGATTAGAAATTATGATTTTCATGATCAGAACAATTTTACCGCAAAAAAATGAATTTTTCAACAAGGGGGGAACGAGATTGCCTATACAAACAGTTGCAATCATTCTATGCATTGCTGTTGTACTGGTTGTTGCACTTGCGATTGTGGCATGGTGGTTCCTGTCATGGATTCCGTCTTTTGGTCAGCGCGAGGAGTTTGACCATGTAACGTTTTGGTTATATACAATCTATGTTGCAATCCTGACTGCAATTGTGTTATCGTGCCTTATTCTTCTTGCTGTCTCGTGAGTAAACCGAAAGAGATTTGCAAAGATCGATATACAATTCTTTTGCATGGATCAACTGGTCGGGTGGCACAACAGTGTTTCTTTCAAGAGATACAATTTCATTTGTCAATTCTTCAACTTTTCCCCACAAGGATTGGTCTACATACATATAAATTTCACCGATAGTAGAGGCGTAGTCTCTGTCACCATTTCGGCAGCCGCTGTAAATATGAGCACCGACAGCTTTAATATAATTTTCAATGACTTCATGCTTGTGCTTTTCCACAAACTCTTGTTTTCCACGCTTTCTTTGGTGGTAATTTGATATAAGCTGAACCAAGATAGGTGATAGAACCGAACTCAAAAAGGCGGCAATGGAAATAATGATACTTACTGTTGTGAGATCCATCAAATTGTTCCTTTCGCAATTATTACGTTTTTGTAGTATTTAGAACTATTATATCATAAAAAGGAATTTCTGTCAACAAAAAGGAGGAAATATAGAATCGTGTCACTTGGACGAAATTTAACAATGCTGTGCTACGACAAAAAGGTAACGCAGGTGGAACTGGCGGAAGCAGCCGGATGCTCGCAAAAGATGATTTCCAAAATTATGCTGGGGGAGTGTATGCCATCGGTGCGCATTTTGGTCAGCATTGCGAAGTATCTTGACGTTTCTACCGATGAACTGCTTGGGTTTGATAATGGGAGGAAGCAATGACTTACGAAAGACGAGAGGAGATTTTCTCCAAAGAGGTTATCAACATTCAAGACATGATGGAACTGACCGGGAAATCTTACAGTGTAGCTTCAAAAATGATCCGCGATATGAAGCGAAAGGCGGACAGGCTACATATTGACGGGGTGATCCACGTGTTGGATTACTTTGAGGCGCTCGGCATTGACCCGAACTCTCCGGGAAACCGCTATGCGACGAAAGCGGATATGAAAGAGGTCACGCCGCCAGACATCCGAGCAACTGTTTGTGTGCCACGGGAGGTGCAGTAAACATGACTGTGATTTGGTGTGCGATAGCAGTTGGAATTGTATATGGAGTTTATTACATCTGCGGACGAGCCATTGAATATGGCAAAAAGGAAGGAATTGTTGATGACGGACGAAAAAGCGACGATTGAGGAACTGGACGAGATTGACGCCATGCTGGACGAGCCGGAATATAGCCCTCCCGGAGTTCATATTACAGAGCACACGTGCGCGAACTGCGGAAAAACCTTCGTGGCCGCTCCGTTCCATGTCTTTCATGACCGCAGTTTGGGGCTATGGTTCTGCAAATACACATGCGAGCTGAACTATCACAGAACGCACGGAAAAGGAGGACATGGAGCGGTATGGTGAATCCTATCCGGGTTGTGAATGTCAGCAAGATCAGCAGGGAGGAATGGCTGGAGTTCCGCCGGGAGGGAATCGGCGGATCGGATGCGGCTGTTGTGCTTGGTCTGAACCCTTTCCGGAGCCTGCTGGAACTGTATTCGGACAAGCTGGGGCTGCTCCCGGATAAAGAGGATACAGAGCTCATGCGCACCGGCAGAGACCTTGAACAGTATGTGGCAAGCCGTTTTTGTGAAGCCACCGGAAAACGGGTAAAGAAAAATAACTTTATGTACCGCTCCTCCGAATATCCTTGCATGATTGCGGATGTAGACCGTGAGATTGTCGGAGAAAATGCAGGCTTGGAATGCAAAACCACCAATGCCTACAACAAGACCGACTTTGAGAACGGAGAGGTTCCGTTGACCTATTATGTGCAGTGTATGCACTATATGGCCGTGATGGGCTATGACCGGATGTATCTCGCCGTCCTGATACTTGGCAAAGGCTTTTACTGGTTTACAGTGGAGCGCAGCGAGACGGAAATTGCCGCGCTGGAAAAAGCAGAGAATGATTTCTGGGAGCAGCACGTGCAGAAAGAGGTTCCGCCACCGCCCGATGGCTCCGCCTCCGCAAGGATGGCGATTGAGGCGCTCTCCGGCGGTGGAAGTACGGAGGATATTCCGATCTACATCCACACACATGACGAAGATCTGGCAGAGTACCAGCAGCTCTCTGCTGAGAAAAAACAAATTGACAGGCGTATGGAGGAAATCCGGCAGAGCATTCAGATCGACATGATGGAAGCTACTGTCGGATTTTCCGAAAAATACCGCGTCACCTGGAAGCCGCAAAAACGGGTAGATATTGATCGCAAAATGCTGAAAGAAAAATATCCGAAAATCTATGAGGAGGTTTGCAAAACCTCCGAAACACGAATTTTCCGAATCAAGGAGGAGAAAGACAATGCCGAGAACAACGAATACTGAAAATGCCATTACGAACGCTGCGCAGGCACAAAAGGAGGCTCCGGTCAAAAAGAGCCCAGCAACCATGATGAACGCGATCCTGAACGCGGAATCCACAAAAAAACTGTTGGAAAACTCGCTCAAAGAAAATGCCGGTGCGTTTGCTGCCTCGGTGCTGGACCTTTACAGCACTGACAAACTGCTACAGAGATGCGAACCCGGAAAGGTATTTGCCGAATGCCTCAAAGCAGTGTCCCTGAAGCTGCCAATCAATAAGCAGCTTGGCTTTGCGTATATCATTCCATATGCCGATGTCCCCACATTCATTATCGGTTACAAAGGTCTGCTTCAGCTTGCGCAGAGAACCGGTGCATACCGCTACATCAATACCGATGTTGTATATGAAGGGGAGCTGAAGTCGGTGGACAAGCTGACCGGTTCAGTGGATTTATCAGGTGAGAGATCCGGGGATAACATCATCGGCTATTTTGCATATATTCAGACGGTCAGCGGCTTTGAGAAAGCGCTTTACTGGTCCAAAGAAAAGGTCATGGCGCACGCCGCGCGATACTCGAAATCCTACGCAAAGGGGAACCCAATTTGGAAGGACAATTTCCATGAGATGGCACAGAAAACTGTTCTTCGGAATCTTCTCTCCAAATGGTCTCCGCTTTCCGTGGAGATGGCAAACGCGATGTCGGATGACGACCTGAAATCAAACGGTGCGGATAGTGATGCGCTCCTGCCGGATGCGGAGCCGATTGCGGCGGATTTTGAGGAGGTTCCGGCGGATGTCTAAAATAGAATTTCTTTCGCTGCCTGAAGCGGAATTGCTCGCGACGTCCGAAAGAGAAGTATTCGTGCAAGTCCCCCTCGAACGATATGACGCGCTGTTGCGCCACGAGCTGATCGTTGACATCCTCGCGAGCGCCGTGAGAGCCGCGAAATATTCCGGCGAAATCGCAGAGGCGGTTCGCCTGTTGCTGAATCTTCCGAAGGAGGAGACAGCCGAGTGAGCAATTTGAATCTCAACAATGTTTTTCTTGCCGGGCACATCACGGCTGACCCGGAGCTGAAGCAAACCAATTCTGGAACTCCGGTCTGCACGTTCGACATTGCAATCAATCATCGCAAGCCGGACGGAAATCAGGTAGTGGAATTCTTCCGCATAACCGCATGGAAAAAACAGGCCGAAACCGTTTGCAGATACTTCCGCAAAGGCTCCTCCATCTGCATTCGCGGCAAGCTCTCCGTGAGATGCTTTCGGGATCGGGAGGGCAGAGAACGCCGCAACGTGGAGGTGGACGCATACGAGGTGTTCTTTGTGGATTCCAAAAATGCCGCCCAGCAAAACGGCGACCAAACCGAAAACGCCCAATTTCCGCAGGAACCGAAGTTTGAAGAACTGAAAACCGACGATGATTTGCCGTTTTAAGGAGGACTGACCAATGCCATACGCAAAATGCCGGCAATGCCAGCAGTCCGCGCTGGAGCTGTGCGACGCGATGCTTTGTGTGAAAATCGGAGACCGGGAGTGCGTATCCGAGACGGGAAGCGCTCTCTATTGCACGGCCTGTAAGGCAGTATACTTCAACCTCCCAAAGTATGATCTGCCAGTCCTGCAAGCCGATGAGCGCTCCTATTTGGGGCGTGGCAGGCCGGAGGAAGAAACAGCATGAAAGCTCACATTCCAAAGTCCTATCAAAGCCTACCGGAATCTCAAAAACAAAAAATCGCCCAACTGGTGGACGAACTGGTCACGCGGCAGGTAGACCATGAGGAGGCCGAAGTGCAGAAAATCTGGATTCAATATGCCTGCATTGTCCTGCACACGGCGTTTCGCTTCACAAAAGAGGACTGCGAAATGTTTATTGCCAACTGGAGGCGCATCTACCGCCAGAACGCGCGCTTTCAGACAAAAGAAGAACAAACCGCCTTCATAGAAAAGCAGCTTGCTTTTTTCAACGGGGAGTATCCAACGGCGTTTGTGGATGCTCTCGAAAAAATTATTTGAAATGAATCTCGAAAGGAGTACCGATCATGTCAAACAAGGCCACGCAATGTGACTTGGTATTGGAGTTTATGGCTGCCAACGGCAGCATTACGCCGGTGGAGGCACTGGACGAGCTGGGATGTATGCGCCTTGCCTCCCGCATTTCCGACCTGAAGCGCATGGGGCACAGTATCCGCAAGGAAATGGTAGAAAAAAAGAACCGCTTCGGTGAGACGGTTCGGTTCGCGAGATACAGCATCGCAGAGGAATGATTTTTGATGCGGTGGTTGGGAGGGTGCATGTCGAAGAGCAACAAAAAAAGAATGGTAAGATGCCGCCATCGTCTGGCAAACGGGAAGCTATGCAATGTTCCGTTATGCAAGATTGACGGCCACAGAATCACGGTTCGCAGAAAAGGCCGGGAGGTATCCTTCAGCTTCTTCCCGGATCAGGTGATCTGCATCCGGTGCGAGCGATGCGGGAGCGAGACCATACTGACGCTGGAAGAAAGTTAGAGTGTTATAATATCACCAAGTCTTTCAAGTATTTTTTCGAGCTCTATTATGTCTTGAATATGTAAAGTTCCGAGCTTGCGACCAACGGCTGACATCGGAAGAGAAAGCCTTTTGCTGGCTCGTACAACCGTCGGAACTTTTAACCCAGCTTCTTTCCAAAATTTAAGCTGATATTCTCCCGGATAATTCGCTCTCGGAGCAGATTTTGTGGCTTTTAAGCAATCAAGGATTGTGGAATGATTCAACACAATCACGGGACGGCGTTTAGACTGTGGAATTTCTTCAAATGGGACATCTGCTAAACAGACATCCCATCTGTCATAGAAAATAATAGCCATCTATTCCTCCCAAAGGGCGTCTTCTTCTGGGTCATAATCTTCTTTCGGAAGTTTATCAACAATTGGAATCCGAGCAATGATAGCGTCAAAATCCAAAGGTTGAGGTTGGCCATCAAAATATTCTTTGATAATCTCATTTGAAATGATGGCTTTCCCTGAAGAATTTTGTTGATAAACTTGGCTCCAAGGTGTATTTGGGGCGTGCGTCATATTTACAAGGGCATTTCCGGTATATTTTCCGTATATAAGAAGCGTATCAAAAAGAATATTTTTTTCATCGCTTGTAAAGCTCTCATATGAATATGCGCCGGAAGGTTTTAATATAGGAGCTCCCTCATATTGCTTGAACGTGTGATACACTTCTGGTACAACCGGACCGTGCTTCCATGCTTTTATCTTTTCCGGGAACAGCGGTTTCCCGGTCTTACGTAAGAACAGGCCTTGGGAGAAGTATAACAGCTTTTGCAGTTTGAGATTGGTTACATTGTCATCTTCGGAGCCATTGATTACATCAATGAAGAAGTTAGCAACGTCAATTGCTCTTGCCATGATTCTCTACCTCCCTTTAATGAATTTGGGTTGGATTAAAACCCCATCCTCATTATAGCAGAAAACAAATTTCTTGTCAATAAATGAAAGAAAAATTTTCATTTTTGGTCAAATGCTACATATTGATCTCTGGGTTATTGGTTCTTCCCACAAGATAGTCGATAAAACTCCAATTTCAAAAAGGATACATGCTATGAACAAGCTAAAAGAATTGCGTCTCCAAAAAGGCCTCACGCAGAAGCAGGCTGCGGAGGCAATCGGAATTGCTGAAAGCGCGTATCAACGATATGAGCACGATACAATCCCACTGGCCCCGATGGCTTGCAAAATCGCAAAAGCACTTGGAACGACGGTTGAGGAAATTTACGGAGAATAATTAGTAACTATCATCTATGATAAATAATTCCTCGACAGTGGTATTCAAAACACGTGCCAATTTAATCGCTGTCTCCAATGTGGGGATATTTCGTTGATGTTCCCATCTCTGAATAACAGATTCAGCAACATTCATTTTTTCTGCCAGTGCTTTTTGGGTCAATGATTGTCTTTTTCGGAAGTCTGAAATATTATTTTTCATAATTTTCTCCAAACCCCTTGACAATACAAACTTGTAGTGTTATAATTAGTACACTACAAAGTTGTAGCGTTCAAACGGTATGCTATTAAAATGTGTGTGGTAACCATTATTATAGCATATTTGGGCGCGCTTTGTCAAGAAAACGGGAGGGAAAAACATGGCGGAAAATGCAGTACTGGAAAAAATCTATTGGAGGATGCATGATGGATATTTGGAGGGAAACCATTGGGTATCGAGAGTGAACCTTGGAACCTTCCATATCAATGTCAAGTTGGAGGCGCGGGAACGTCAGGCGGGCAGAGTGAATTTTTTCTGTTTGAAGTTCCCGATTCTTAACCAACGCAAGGCTTTCTTAACCCTCGAGGGGGCAGAGGAGGTCATTGCAGACTATTTCAGATACATAGACGGCATCAGAAAGCAAATACCACCCAAAGTGGTTGAACGCTCTCTGCAAGCCGAGATCGACATCATTGGACAGGCCCTTGAACAGATTGTCAAAAACCAAAAGGAAGCGAGGTGATATAGAGTGACATTTCTCTATTGTTTGCTATCAATTCCAATTGTGTACGGTATGTTTTACATCTTTGGCAAAGCTATTGAATATGGAAAGAAAGTCGGAATTGTTAAAAAGTGATGCGGCTCCGAACCGTATCATCATACCTAAACCGTGATATTTTGGAGAAATCCTTGCGGAGGTGGACATAGAATCAGGCGCTCCGGATTTTGGGAAAATGTAACCCTTTTCCGAAAAAATGTTGACATTTTTCAAAAAAATGCAAACAGAAATGCGCAGAATGTAACTCTCCGTCACATATCACAACCCCAAAATGCTCGCAAATATGTTTTGCGAGTGCAACATCCTCAAAAATAAGGAGTATGGCATGTTATGAGTAATGCCGGTCGACCCCGTAAGGAAGGGCTTGATTTCGCCGGCTGGGATGTTCATGTTTTGGAGAATGACACAAAAATTGATCAGTTAATTGATGCGCAAGGGATCGCAGCTTTCACTGTTTACTTTTATTTGTGTCAACGGGCGTATGCCACGCACGGATATTACCTCGAATGGAGCTACTCTCTATGCCCGACAGTCGCAAGGAAGCTGGGCAAGGGAGCGTGCTCGGAGTTCGTAAAGAACGTTGTTGATATATGCTTTCAATGCTGCCTCTTTGACAAGTCGCTCTTTGAAGTGCATGGAATATTGACCAGTCGAGGACTGCAAAAAAGATACTGGGCTGCAATTTCGGATCGCGCCAGTAGATTTGAGCAAAAAAAGTTTTGGCTGCTTGAACCTGAAGAGTGCCAAGGCTTTGTTTCCTGCGCCCAAAATTCAGAAACATCTCCGGTAAAATCCAATTTCCCGTCTGGAAATTCAAATTTTCAGCAGGGAAATACCCATATAAAGAAAAGAAAAGAAAAAGAAACAAAAGATATAAAAGATACTGACGTATCTTTTTCCCCGGAGCCAGAAAATTCTGTCTCCGAGGAGCAGGCAGTGATCACGCTGCTGTTAAATGATAAAACCGAATATGCAGTGCCACAAAAGGATTTTGAAAGTTGGGTAGAGCTGTATCCTGCTGTGGATGTGATGCAGGAGCTTCGCAACATGAAGGGCTGGATTCAGGCCAATCCGGGCAGAAGAAAAACCAGAGGCGGAATCAATCGGTTTATTAACACATGGCTTTCCAAAAGACAGGATCGCAGCAGAGCACCTGCTCAACCACAGGGAAAGAGTAACAATCAACCTGATTACAGCGATGTGAACAGGTATCGCAACATGGAAATTTGAGGTGGAAAATTGGAAAGGCAGACATTACACTTTGAGGAGACCGGGGAATATTGTCCAGACTGCGGAAGACCTTTGCGCGTCGGCGTATTGGATACCGGCATGTTCCAAGGAATCATGAGGATTCCCGATGCTTGCATATGCGTCAAAGAGCGGAAGGCAAAAGAGAGGCAGGAAACCATTGTGCGGGGACGGGGCGTCATCATTGGAAATCGGTTGAAAAACAGTGGATTGCGGAAACGATGGGCGGATTGCAAACTTGAAAACTTTGTGCCGAGAAACGGGCAGGAAAAGGCACTTGAAATCTCCTTGAAGTTTACGGAACAATTCTGGAAGTGTGATAATCCGATGGATGGGGTTGGACTGATCCTGTGCGGAGGCGTTGGAAGCGGTAAGACGCATCTGGCTGCCTCGATTGCCAATGCTGTCATTTCCGGGGCGCCAATACCGGACGATTACGCATACGACATTGGTTGTGGCACAAGGTTGCCGACCAATACATCGCCCGTCATGTTTTCGTCCACAGTCAGTCTCTTGTCAGAACTGAAACGGGAATTTGCGGATACTGAGGTGCGCTCCCGTGACATCATGGAACAATTCAAGAATGCCCCCTTAACGGTTCTGGATGATCTTGGCGCTGAAAAACTGACCGACTGGGCACTGGAGAGAATTTTTGAAATTGTGGATCACCGCTATGGGGAAAAGTTACCGATTGTGGTCACTACAAATGCGACGACAGAGGAAATGAGGGAACGGTTCGGACTGCGGGTATATGACCGTCTCAAAGAGATGTGTATTGTCGTTCCGGTATTGTCATCCTCACAGAGATCCACTGCGGCATACAACAAGGGCAAAAGGAGTTAAAAATGGAAAACAGAATGCGAATCAGAGTATCGAACGAAGCGGACAGGATCGCGGTCGCCGGCGTCTTGATCAAGAACGGCTATGCCGTAAAAGTCCTCCGTGTCCGTCGGGAAGGGAAAAGCCAGACCGAAACTTATCTGGAAGTGTGGGACGAATGTTCTGCCGGCTGAATTTTGCTTACGAGTGCGACTGCTGCGGAAGGTGCCGGAGCCGCGATGTCCCGGAAGATGACATGGAAATCCCGCCGGAAAAGCGTCCGGGAGCTGTTGTCTGCCACGAATGCGGAAAGCGCGTTGTCAGCCAGTATTGGGTCATCAACGAACAGGTGATCGGACTGTGCTGCATTGATGCTTATCTGGACAGAGAGGCGGTTTTGATATGATCTTCCGGGTAGAAGCGCAGCCGTTCGGGAAGCAGCGGGCGCGCACGTTTTATGACAAGCGCTCCGGGAAGATGCGAAGCATCACTCCGGAGAAAACCAAGAGCTTTGAGGATTTGGTGCGCTGGAGCTACACTGCGGCCGGAGGGCAATATCTTGGGGACGCTCTGATCGTGTTGCGGATTACCGCGTTTTATGCGATACCAAAATCCTACACCAAGAAGGACAAGCTGGCGGCGGCAGAGCACCGCATTCGCCCGACCACAAAGCCGGATGTGGACAATTGCGCGAAGGCCATTCTGGACGCGCTGAACGGAGTATGTTATCTGGATGACCGTCAGGTGGTTGATCTGCGCGTGGAGAAATATTATACCGGCGGGAATCCATATCTGGAAATATCCGTGGGAGCCATAGAATAGAGTTGTCCAATGCCCGCGCAGAGACGCAAGGATGCGGTAGAATTGAACGCAAGCCGTAAAATGGTACATCTGAACATTGAAAACAAGAAATGCCGCCAGAGGCCTGTAAACGGCTCTGCGCGGGTGTGGAGGAAAAAAATGAAAATCAAAGGCTTTGACAAAGATCTGAAATGCCGCGGCTTTCAGTTTGAGATAGGGAAGGAATACAAGATCGATACACACGGGAAGCCGTTAGAATTATGCAGCGATACGGTTTTTCACTATTGCGACAGTCTGCAAAAGGTGCATGAATACTATTCATGTAATGATGACACCAATCGATTTTGCGAGATAGAGGTGCTCGGCGAAGAAGTTTCGGATGGAGAAAAATGCGGAAGCAATCATATTCGGATATTGCGTGAGATCACTGGAGAAGAACTCGATATATTGAAGGGACTTATCAACGGGAATACCAGATTATTCAATACTGGTTGCTGGAACAGCGGCAACCGGAACAGCGGTAACTGGAACAGCGGTAGCTGGAACAGCGGTAACTGGAACAGCGGTAACTGGAACAGCGGTAACTGGAACAGCGGTAACTGGAACAGCGGTAACTGGAACAGCGGTAGCCTGAACAACGGTAGCCTGAACAGCGGTGACTGGAACAGCGGCTACCGGAACAGCGGAGACCGGAACAGCGGAGACTGGAACAGCGGCTACCGGAACAGCGGAGACCGGAACAGCGGAGACTGGAACACGGGAATGTTCAACAAATGCGATCATTCTACCGGATTCTTTTGTACAGTGGAGCCAACAGTTCGACTATTCAATAAAGACACAAATCTAACATATACCGAGTTTCTAAATTCAGAATATTACAGAGCGATGTGCTCCGGTAAATTTATTTTGACAGAATGGGTTGAATATACAAAAGAAGAAATACAAGCGAATCATGATAAAGAAATGATCGATGGATACCTGAAAGATTACTCATATGAAGAAGCCTGCCAGCTTTGGTGGGAGCACCTGTCAGAGAAGGACAAAAAGATCGTCCGGAGTATGCCGAACTTTGACGCGGATATTTTTGAAGAAATCACGGGAATCAAACTGAAATGACATCAACAGGTGAGCAGATCGGCATGAATCTGCCGGAAGATGCGGAATCGGAAGTGAAAGCCCGCATTCTGCGGAGGATTGAGCGCGAATTACGTGATTTCCGCCTGCCGTCAGATGTGCTGCCGGATTACGTGGATATATCCGTCCGGTACGATGACACACTTGCGAAGATACGGATTGAGTGGAAGTGAAAATGGAGGGGTGTTATGCTTGTTGCGTTACACGATGCGGAAGCGGATCATTTTGGAACCTATAAAAAATTTCCGAACTATGCGCTGATGAAGCTATCTGCATATCACAAACGACTTGGGGATACTGTCGTGTGGTTTTCGGCAATTGAACGGCACTTGTATGATCTGGTCTATTCCAGCAAGGTGTTTGACTTTACCCCGGAAAATCCATATCTCCCGGAGCACACAATTAAGGGCGGAACAGGCTATGGAATCTATGAAAACCTCCCGGACGAGATTGACCGCATGTTTCCAGACTATTCGATTTATCCGGATTGCGACTATGCAATTGGCTTCCTGACCAGAGGTTGCCCGAACAAATGCCCTTGGTGCTATGTCCCGCAAAAAGAGGGAGAGATCAAGCCCTATCGCACATGGCGGGAAATTGTGCGAAAGGATACAAATAAACTGACGTTGATGGACAATAACATCCTCGCGTGTCCGCATGGGATTGAGCAGCTCCGGCAACTGGCCGAGACGGATTATAGGCTTGACATCAATCAGGCAATGAGTGTGTTTTTGGTAACGCCGGAAACAGCGGATATTTTAGCTCGGTGCAAGTGGCAAAAATATATTCGGTTTTCCGTAGACCGCAAAGCACAGATCGACGGCATGTATAAAGCCGCAGACATGCTTGCTGAAAGGGGTATTCCTCATTCCAAGCTGTTTATTTACTGTCTGCTGACAGATGATTTGCAGGACGATCTGGAGCGGATATATGCGATGCGGAAGTTGAAAACAGCAACCCTGTATGGGATGCCGTACAAAGATCAGAGAAAGGGTATCATGCCGAAAAAATGGCAGAACGTGATGGCGCAGAAATATATTTATTCCGGGCAGTGGAGGAAAATAGACTGGGGGGAATGGTGTGAATCTCACAAATTCTACCTATAGGCGAAGATAAGGATTGATTTCAAACAAGGATAGGGCGGAAATGGAGAAAATGGAGAAACCGAGATGAAGAAAAAGAAGAAAAGCGAAGCCGTCGAATGGTACATAAAGGGCGAGTACCATTGCGACAAATGCCCGTTCTGCTGGGGCGGCGAATATCTGCTGGGATGTGACGAATACGACGATGCCGGATGCTATATTTTCGGGGATTTGCGGGACACTTGCCGCTTGATTCCACCCATTCGCTTTATCCTCGGATGGGGAAAGCGCAAGAAGATGCAGTACCTCGAAAATCACCGGTACGATGGTGCTTGCGAAGATATAGAAGAATGGTTCGACAACGAGCAAAAGTTCCTAGAAGCGTTCCGTGAGCAAATCGACGCAAAGTATGCTATCTGCCACAAAGACACTAACGGAAAGATGGAGAAAGGTGCAGACGGCAAGCCGTATGCTCTTGACGAAGATTGCTATGTCGAAAGTGTCTATATGTTGGGGCTTGAAGCGAAAAGAATATTCAGCCCGCCAAAACCATATGAACCCCTGCGAAAGAAGTGGGCGGCACTCCTCAAAGAGACATGGCACAGTTTCGTCGATATATTCAAACCGTATTTCTGCAAGTGAGGAAGCGAGAGCGCGAAAATGGATGGAGTGATAGCATGCAAGATGGTGACATCCTCCCCCACTTGGAGAGGCGGGGGAATCCTTGCTAAATTTGTTGAACAGGAAAATACATCATGAGAAAAATCATTGCAGTTGACTTTGACGGAACGCTTTTTGCGACCGATTACCCAGACATCTTATGGCCTATCAGAAAAGTTATCAAGTGGTGCCGCCAAAGGAAGCGTGAAGGCTGCTGCCTGATCCTCTGGACATGCAGAGAGGGAAAGGCTCTGGAGGAGGCCGTGGACGCTTGCCGCAGTGTCGGGCTGGAATTTGACTACATCAACCAGAACGCGCCTGAAATCATAGAGCTGCACGGCGGCTCTGACTGCCGGAAAATATACGCGGACATCTATCTTGATGATCACGCGATTGATGCGAATTCAATCGCCTATCCACTTCCATTTTAGAGAGGAGGAGCAAAGAATGCGATATATTGACGCTGACAAAATGTTAGAGGATTTCAAGGAACTGAACGGAGGAGAAAAATATCTTCTGAATTGTTATAATGCAGACTGGATCGAATCGTTTATAGAAAGCCGGCCGGACGTTGATGTGCAGGAAGTCAGGCATGGAACGTGTGAAGATTCCATTTTTGCTACGGGCTATTATCGTTGTTCAGTTTGTTATGCGATTTGGGATAGACCTTATGAATATTGTCCACATTGCGGATCGAAAATGGATGGAGGAATGGAAAATGAAAAGCGTAATGATAAGCATACACCCAAAGTGGTGTGATTTGATAGCAAGCAGAAAGAAGACAGTCGAAATTAGACGAACACGACCCAGAATTGAAATTCCGTTTAAGTGCTACATATATTGCACTTTGCAAGGCATGAATGAGGCATTTGCAAGTTGGGAAAAAGACATTGCAAAGTATAATAGGGAAAATTGGAGCGAACGAAAAGGAAAAGTAATAGGCGAGTTTCTATGTAACGAAATTGACGAGTTCGAGAGTGAATTTTGGGACGATGATACATATGAGCGCATAGTCAGGATCGTTCACGAGGCAGATTGGGAAGGATTCCCCGATATCAAGAACTACTATGTTGCGGAAAACGGAGAGGAAAACTACCTCTGTAAGAAATCGTGCTTGTCTTGGGATGAACTTAGAAGGTATGTCGGTCAGGGCTGTAATACCTTTTACGGATGGCATATATCAGACATCAACATCTACGATAATCCGAAAGAATTGTGCGAGTTTTATAAGCATGACAAAACATATGATAACGCTTTCGGATGGGCGTTTGAGGACAGAACACAATATGTTCCTATTACCCGTCCGCCACAGTCTTGGATGTATGTGGAGGATAAAACATGGGAATAGTCAGAGACGCGATTGATGAAGGAAATACAGGAAAATAAAAAATAAGGAGGCACAAGAATGGCAACATCGTCTTTTAGAAAAACGTTTATATTGAATCCTAAAGCGGTCAAAAAGATGCAGTCAGTTCGGGAAAAATCTGATACAAAAGTTCCTACATCTGTAACTGACAGAATCAAGGAAGGGAAAGAGGCATTAGCACGATATTTTGTAAATGAAAACATGATCCACACGATTATTACCCAAACTGTGGAGCGAAAATGGATGGTGTGACATGATTGTACATTTCGAAAAAGTTGGACGCTACAATTTGAGTTTTGAGAGAGAATGCAAAGGCGAATTAACCTATGATTTTTTGGAAAGACAAGTTAGAAAGTACTGCATGTCAAATGATTTGAATTTCATTTACAACAGAGAAACAGGAATTGGCTATATTTATTGTGGAATTAGAGTAATCGGGAAATACTGGTTCGAATCTAAAAAGGATCGGAGTTTTGAACATGGAGAGATTAAAAAATGAAAGTCGATAAAATCCTGCCATGCGTATGTTCAGTGCCAGTTGATTATATAAAAGATTCATACGATGGAATGCCGAGGATGACAGTATCATTCGGTCAACGTTATTCCGCATATTGTCCGAAATGTGGACGTGGTTCAGAACTTGGAAATTACGAAAGCGCGTATCTGGCGTTGCGCGACTGGAACAAGTTACAAGAAACACTATATTCTTATGAAGGCAAAGATGTCAATAACCATCAAGTCGATTATGACAAGCTGTACGGTTTGTTATAAGAAATAAAGGAGCGGAATATTGAACACAGAAAAAGAAAAGCGCGCGATCGCGTACCTACAGGCATTCGAGCCATCCTCGGAACCGTACTATCTTTGTTATTCCGGCGGCAAGGACAGCGATTGCATCAAGATTCTGGCAGAGCTTTCCGGGGTGAAATTTGAAGCATACCACAATCTGACCACAGTGGACGCACCGGAGACGGTATATTACATCAAGAGCCAGAAGGACGTGATCATCAGCTTCCCTCAAAAAACCATGTGGCAATTGATTGTGGAAAAAGGGATGCCGCCAACGAGATTGGCCAGATATTGCTGCGAGAAACTGAAAGAACGTGGTGGAGACGGAAGGATCAGAATCACAGGCGTTCGCTGGTCGGAGAGCCCCAAGCGGAGAGAAAGTGCTGGATTGGTCAAAATCATCGGAAAAGAGAAAACCACACGGAAACAGGCAGAAGAGGAAGGAATCAATCACCGTGTAAGCAAGCAGGGCGGATTGATCTTAAACGATGACAACGATGAGAGCAGGCGGTTTGTGGAGCACTGCTATCGGACAACCACAACGATGGTGAACCCCATCATCGATTGGACAGATGAGGATGTATGGAGCTTTCTGCATCATTACGGCTGCAAGGGAAATCCCCTGTATCATTGCGGGTTCCACAGAATCGGGTGCATCGGGTGTCCTTTGGGCGGATACGCGCGTATGAAGAAAGAGTTTTTGCGGTATCCGAAATACAGAGAGAATTATGTGCGTGCGTTTGACCGGATGCTTCTGCGTAAACAGGAAAAAGGCTTACCGGAAAATGACATCTGGAAAGACGGGGAATCAGTGATGCGCTGGTGGGTCGGAGATGATCCGCGGCAATTAACGATGTTTGATGGGGAGGACGTACTTTGAAACGCATCTACGCAGACAACGCCGCGACGACAAGGCCGTGTGAGGCGGCCATAAAAGCGGCAACCGCGTGTATGACAGATGGATATGGCAATCCGTCCAGTCTGCACACAGAGGGGAGACGGGCAGCAGAGCTGCTTGCCGCGGCCAGAGAAACGGTAGCCCGATGCATCGGGGCCGACGCAAAAGAAATCTATTTTACATCCGGCGGCAGCGAAGCCAACAATCAGGCAATCCTGTCGGTTGCGGAAATGATGAAGAACTACGGAAAGCGGCATATTGTGTCCACAGCGTTTGAGCATCATTCGGTACTGCTCCCGCTGGAGGATCTGCGCAGGCGGGGCTTTGAGGTGACGCTGCTGGAGGTACCGGAAAGCGGAATCATCGAGCCGGAGCAGGTGCGGGCGGCCATCCGAAATGATACCTGTCTGGTTTCGGTGATGTTTGTCAACAACGAGATCGGAACGGTGCAGCCGATTGCTGAAATCGGGAGAATCTGCCGGGAAATGCGGGTGTGGTTTCACACCGATGCAGTACAGGCAGTTGGGCATTTGCCAATCGATATGAAGGAGCTGAAAGTGGATTTCCTGACCATGTCCGCCCATAAATTCGGCGGCATCAAGGGAACTGGAACGCTGTACGCGCGAAATACCGCACCCGTGAAAAGCCTGATTCTGGGCGGCGCGCAGGAGAGAGGAAGGCGAGCAGGAACCGAGAATATGCCGGGGATCTGTGCCATGGCTGCCGCACTGGAGGAGGCCTGCCAAAATATGCAGGAGCGCTCCGCACACATCATCAGATTGAGAGATGCTCTGTTTAACAGTCTGCTTTGTATACCCGGCGCAACGCCGAACGGAATACCGTGCGGAAAGCACGCTACCGGAATCGTGAACGTTTCGTTTGACGGGATCGAGGGGGAGACGCTGGTGCTGATGCTGGACGCAAAAGGCATCAGCGTGTCCACCGGCTCCGCGTGTACGTCCGGGGATTTGGAGCCAAGCCATGTGCTGACGGCTATGGGAGTGAGCAGGAAATCCGCATACTCTGCCATTCGGTTCTCCCTGTCGCACGAAAATACGATAGACGAGGTGCACACCATCATCCGCACGGTCAGAGAGTGCGTGGAGTGGCTGAGGAGGATGAAACAATGATGTCTGAATATGATCTGGAACACAAAGGAATCCGATGTACTGGGGTGGATTGGGAAAAAAATATTTTTTATTTCACAGTGAACGGTTTGGCCTTTGAGTTTTGTCAACAGGAATATATAGAAAGCAGTGCCGATACCGATCACATCTGGGCTATAATCGACAGGCAATTTTATCCTTGGTATACAAAGATTCTAGAACGCGCTCTGTATCT